ATGCAGAGCACAAACACATTCGACCGACTCTCCCGACGTGTTGCGTCCGAATTCCTGAACACCGTCGTTGTCGTGGACGATCAGGCTCTGCTCAGCGTGTCGACAGCCGCAGAAGGCCCCCGAGTGCTGAAAACTCCCGGCAGGCAAGGAGGCACCTCTGACGCATCGATGGAATCGCCTGCGTCTGGAACAGATTCTGTCCACAGGCTGGACGCGAAGAAATTGATCGACAGCTTTGCGCGGATAGGAGTGCTCTGTGCCGTTCTACGACCGCAGGAGCAAGAGATTGAAACTTTCGCGGGCACCTTGTCCCCGATCACCGTGACTTCCGACGTGGTCGTCCTGGACTGGGTTCTGCACGAATTCAAGCAGGGCCAAAAAACGATGGAGATCATCGAGGATCTGCTAAAGTCGTCCGGCCCGGACCGGGGACGTGCCCGGCTCATAATCGTTTACACCGGCGAGAATGACTTGGATCAGATCGCCAGCGCCATACGTGCCGCGCTAAAACTTGGTGAGCAACGTGACTCCGATGATCCATTTACCATCGAACGCGGCGCGGCGAGAATCTGCATCTATGCGAAGGAACAAAGCCGCCTCCCGGCGGCTAAGCGAAATCGGAGAATCGAAATAGGGCGACTGCCCGAAATCGTTGTTGCCGAATTTGCCAATATGACCCGCGGCCTTGTTTCCAACGTTGCTCTTCGTTCGTTAGCCGCGCTACGCGCGAACACCTACCAGCTGCTCAAGCGATTCCACAGCGAGCTCGATCCTCCGTACGTGACACACAGCACACTTCTCGCACCCGAGGAGGCCTCCGATCATCTGATTCCCCTCATCGTTTCGGAGATCCAGGCCGTGCTGGAGGACGCGCAAATCTCGAATCTGGCCGACCACAGACGAGTGGTCCAATGGCTGAATCATCAGCTGACGCGCGGGCTGACATTCGCCCTGCCACAACACACAACGGAGAAGGAGTTTAGGCAGGGCCTCGCGTACCTTTTGGAATTTGGGACGAGCGAAGCGGCCCTGGAGGAGTTGTTCAAGGACCATCCAAAATTCGGCGTTGGCCTACTGAAAAGCAAGAAAAAGGCAGTTGAGGTCGTCCGCGATCAGCTCACCAAACTGGTGACGATTGAGCGCGACCGCGACAAGGTGAAGGACCATGAGCTCGCGGTTCTGATGTCAGTTCGCTCCCGGTACGCGTCGCCCTCCCCGCATCTCGCCCTAGGGAGTATCGTCGTGGAGACGCGGCGCAAACGGTCGCAGTACCTGCTGTGTGTTCAGCCAAGATGCGATAGCGTGCGGCTGGAGAGCGAACGGCCCTTCCCGTTCCTGCCAATGAAGCAAGTTGCCGACGATCAGAAGTGCGACTTTATCATTGAGGAGAAAGGCGAGACGATTCGGTTGCGGTTGAATGATAAACCGTTCGAGGCCCGGATGATCCGTTTCGCCCCGGCTACACCGAGCGACAAGCAAGTACTCGCGCGGCGTGTGAAGAGCGGACGGTTCTTCAAGGCCGCTGGGACGACCAACAAATACCGCTGGGTTGCCGACTTGAAGCCGGAACATGCGCAGCGTGTTGCAAATGAATACGCACACGAGCTGTCACGAGTTGGTTTGACTGAGTCAGAATGGCTTCGGAGATGGATGCCTGGAAAGGGCGAGTGATACCGTGACAAGTTCGAGTGCCCGGTCGCGTGTTCTGGCGGCGCACCCTCAGAGCCCTCTCACCAGCACCTACTGGTGACGAGGAGCTAGCGGTCCTGCACCTGAATGACGAGCGAGCGTTCATCCGTGCGGCCGCCGGAAGTGGTAATGCGGTTGGTCACCGTATACGACTGGCCCGCTACGCCGCCCGCAGCCAGACGGTGGCCCGGGTCGTGGTGTTGGAGTCGTCTGCCGGTTGGAGTGCGGGATCGCTGACGAACCACGCGCTCGTCTCGATTTGGTCGCCAGCCAGCCACTTCGACCAATCGACGGAGTAGTCCAGAACGGCATCGGGATCTTTGAGGAAAGGTCGTCATGCGGCGATGCTCCGGATTTCCGCCGGCACCGCGAACGTCCGCTGCTCCACGGCGGGAACCAGCACACGCCTCTCACGGGGATGGCGACAACGCGGACCTCGGGGTCGACGGCCAACGTCCGGACTTCCTTGCGGATCACGATCAACCGGACGCCCGGAGTCCTGGCCAAGTGCCGCATTACGACCCCAAGCACGCCTTCAAGCTGCGATCCGCCGGCCGCAACGCCCGCCAATCCGCGCACGGGGGCCAGCGGTGCAACCAGGACCGCACTTCCGGTCGCGGCGGCAGCCAGTGGGCGCACACGGGCCAACTGTGCGCGAACGGGGGCCGCCCCTGTGGCAGTCCCATGTAGCATCCCCAGGAGGGCCGGGTGGGCGAAGACCGTCGCGGAACCGGCGGCCACGGCGCGCATGGCGCGCGATGCCCGAATCGCGCCGGAAGTGGCCCCCGCCCCGGTTGCGGTCGCCCGCCAACTCTCGACGCGCACCATCCTGCCGGAGACAGGCGAGCTTCCAGATGCAGCTCCAGCGACGGACCGCAGCGCCACTAGTTGCGCGCCGGCGGCGCCCTGGCCCGCGGCCAAGCCAGCCAGGGCGCGGGTCGAGTTGAATAGAACCAGGAGCATGGGGCGGAAGTGACGGTGCTACTCTTGTGCGGCTACCGTTCCCACCAGCCCACTTCAAACTCGTAGGAGAGGCCGGTCGCGGCGTTGCCCGGAAACCACGCGTAGAGCGTAAGGGCCGAGTTCGGGCCGAGGATGATCGGCGGCAGGCAGCTAACCTTCCGGCCGGCACAAACTGCTTGCGCCGCCGTCAGGCCGGCGTAAGCGCCCGGATCGACCGGTCCGCAAACCAGGACGAGTTCGTCCCCCACCACCGGGATGCCGCCCACGCTGGCGTTGGCGACCAGACGAGCCGACGTGGAGGAGGCCGATAGCGCCGAGGCCGTGGCGCTGCTTTGGACGTTGATCGAGCAGACCGACTGCGTAGCCACATCCGAGTTGGGCGACGTCGGAGTGATCGCGGTCGTGTTGTTCGTTGAGATCGTGCGGATCGCTGGGTCCGTTTTGATGGCGAACCGGGCGCCCGTGCCGCTGGCCGGAGCAGTCGTGCAGATGAGCTTGATGTAGTCAAGATACAACCGCTTCCCGAAGGGGTTCGCCTTTGAGTCGTTGTTCTGCACATAGAACAGCGGCACGGTGTCGGAGAACGCCGCTTGAATGTTATAGGCCAGCGCCGTTCCCGGCGTGGGGTTCGTCGCGATAAAGTAGCTGCCTTCATCGGCCAGGAGGTGCTTCGTCGGGATCAGCGGCAGCACGTACTGTTCGCCGTACCTGCCGCCGCGAACGTTGGTCACGGGAGCTTTCTGATCCGATTGAGGAGACGGAACGGCTCTCGCCGGCGTCCAGAGTTGGTTTACATCGATTCCAGGCATGTCTTCATTTCTCCTTTTTGGGTTGCATCACTGAACGGGTACTTGGTGTGGCATCAGGCCATCCTTGCCGGTAACCATGTCGTTGCCGGCGAGGGTCTGCAAGATCATCAGCAAAAGCGCGTTGGTTTCACGGAGTTCCTGCCGGAGCAGGGCGATCGACGAATCGTTGACTTGAAGAACTCCGGCGTTATCCGTGAGAAGCGCTCTGGCAGTTCCCACAGGATTCAGATTCGGGGCGGCCTGCGACGGGCTGACCGTATAGACCCATCCACGCCGCCAATCAGAAGCACCGTGGGCTGGTTCGTAGTCTGCCCATTCACCGGAGTATTCGGCGGCGTGACGGTGGGCTGCCGGGCGTATCCGGTCGATGCTCCATCCGCGCCGGCGACAAAGACCGGGTTTCCGGCCACCGCCGCGCCCACGGCGGCGCCACCGGCGACGACCGCGCGACCGGTGGCGTCGGTCGACAGATTGCGAGCATTCGCTCCATCCGACCCGGCAACCAGCACCGGGTTTCCAGTTACGGCCGTTCCGGTGGCTGCCGCTCCCTGAGCCACGACTGACGGCGTCGGGTCCTGTGCATTCGTGTATCTCGCGACCTGGAATTGGGCCAGGCCGGAGGTGAAGGCAGTGACCCTGATCCGGAAGTACGTGAAGCCTGCCAGGAAGAAATCCCAGGCGGCATTAAGGGAGTTGATGGCGGGGTTGGTGTCGATCTGCCCGTTGTTCGTCCTGGTGCCGTTCACGCTCACCCATGGTCCGGTCGTCGGGTCGAGCACCGTGGCTTCGAAGATGACGGTCAGGTTGTATGTGCCCGAGAGCTGAACCAGAACACCGTTGCATCCGACCAGAGGGATCGGCCCGAAGATGGCACCGTTGGCACCCAGAGCACCGCCTACCATCGGCAGGCTGGATGATGTTACCGGAATGGCATCATGATCCGTGGCCAGAACCACGGGAACCGCATTGCCCGCGAGGGACCTTCCATAACGGTCAAGCTGGACGGGAACGGGCTGCGTCTGGTCATTTGCGACCTTGACGGATCGCGTTCCCGTCCTTCAGCATGTCCTCATCAGCCGTGCGAACCCGGAGACTGCTCTTGCCGTCCGAGACGATCGGATCAGACGATGCCTCTGTGCCGTCCATCAGCTTCACGCGCTGATAGTGCGCGCCGGTAACCGAGTCCTGATCGGTGGCGACGGTTACGCCCAGCCCTGGAGTAATGGGAATGTTGTCGGGCATGTTAGTCCTCCTCGACGATCAGAGATCCTGGAGCGAACTGGCCGAAGTCGCCCTGCTGGATGGTCTTGGGCGTCGCGAGCGTGTTCCAATACAGGAGATTCCCGCTGCTCTGGGCGTCGAAAACCCCGAACGCGACAGCCTGGGACCAGTCGGCGGCGGCGGGCCCGAACTGAATGTTGTTCGTGTTGGCGATCTTTCGGAGGTTGCCGGTATCGGTCACTGGCGCGCGAACGACGATGGCCTGCCGCGCATAGCCGTTGCCAGCCAGTTCGGTTCCGGCGGAACTGTCGTCCGCGGGCGCGACCGAAAACAGGCCGAGATAGGGCGATACGCCGGTGATGCTTGTCCCGCGCAGGACGTTGAGAACGGCGTCGGAGTAAGACTGCGATTTGCCTGGCATGCTGCTCCTTTTAAGGGCGGGAGGTGACTATCTCTGCGCCTTTTGGGGTGCCTTCGGTTTGCGGGGTTAAGATCGCCGCTATATTGGTCGGAGCTTCCTGGCGTGCCTCGGCAATCGCCTGCGCCACGTTCGCCTGAGCCCGCGATGGTGGTGGCCAAGCGCGCATAGTTCGGGTCAGTCGCGTAGATACCGGCGACCGCCGCAATCAGAGTGTGCAGATCGCGGTCGGACTGATACCGTGCCCACGCCGCGTGGTACGGTGCGCCCTGGGTAATCAGCCAGGCGTAATCCCGGCACGAATCCGCGAGCGAATCGTAATCGGCGAACTCCAGATTCTCGATCACGGACTTGCCGTTCACCACCTCGCGTGTGGTGACCGTGCACCACTGCGTGTGGCGCGCGGCGCGTTTCACGCCGAAGTAATTGGCGTGGCCGACGGGTTTTTCGCCCCACTTGGATTCGATGGCCCACTGGGCGATCAGCAGTTGGGCGGGGCAGGTGGTCTGTTGCTCGAGGCGCACGGCGATCCGCGCCACCTCGTTGAGGCGGGTTTCGAGGTTTCCATAAGATGATCAGTAGATAAAGGAGCGATCGTCGGTCGTGGGCAGCGGCACCGGCCAGCCGAACAGGCAGAGATGGTCGTAAGCCCAGATCTTGATGACCGGGATACCGAGGCGGCCGGCGTTCACGAATTCCCGCAGCCATGGCCAGGTGCCGTAATAGAGGCCCATCAGGTAACGGCTGTGGGCTTGGTCCCAGGCGAGTTCCTTCCACGGGTAAGCGGCGCACCGGCTAGTCTGGTCGAGGTTGTGATTGATTCCCGGATACTGGTAACCCTCGATCAGGAACGTGTCAAAACCGGAGCCAGCGCGCGTGGTCCATTGCGATGGCAGGTTGATGTACCGCAGCAGCTTGCAGGTATCCGGATCGTTCACGTCCATCGGCCAGAGCAGTTCGAACACGGCAGAGGGGCACTGCGACAAGACATAGCTCTGAATGGCGGCCACATAGTTGTACAGACGCGTCCGAAGGAAGGTGGCATCCGCGTAACTGTTGACCGAGGGATCGTCGTTCGGCGTGTGGAAGGTCGCCAGCGCGCGGCCGAGTGCCGACTGTGCGGCGGCCTGCGTGTCCGCGTCGTGAAACGCCATCCCGGACGCGTTCGCCAGGAACCACCAGAGGATTTCGCCGAACTGGAGTTTGGGCGTCAATCCCGCCGCCAGCATCAGGCCGGCCATCGCGGCGAAGGCCTGCCCTATGTAGTTCTGTGGCCCGGAACTGAAGGCGATCTGTGAACTGTTGAGCGTGCCGAATCCCGTGGCGGTCTCGACCGCCGTGCCGTCGGGGAAGCGTTGAACCCACACGGCGCCACCGGCTGGATTGTCCGGCGGCTGAACCAGTTCCTGCGAGAACGAGCAGACGGCGCTCATGCCGTTCGCCTTGAGCAGGCTGAAGAAATCCGTGTTCCAATCGCGGAAGGCCCGGTTGAGCACCGGAGTCTGGGTTGGATCGATGACCCACTTCACGCCATACGTGCCGCCTTGCATGTCACCGGTCACCGCGGCGTGGCCGCTGCCGGTATTGGACGCTGGCAGTTCCGGGTACACGTGAAACTGCCAGCCGCTCGCGAAGGAATGGGAGGTGACCGTCAGCACGCTACCGGAGACCGAGGCCCAGACGCCGTCGAAGATCGCGTTGATGAAATTGGCGAAATGCCGCGCAATGGTGTTGCTGCTGTCCTGCCCGCCGAACACCGTCTTGCCGATAGCCGAGGCGCCAATGTGCAGCCAGACGACATCCTGATCGTTCCAGTTGCCGGAGAACGTGACCGTGCATGTGGGGTACGCGGGATTCGACGCCACAGACTGCTTCCACCAGAAGACGCCGCAGTAGTGGTCGATCTCGCCCAGCAACCCGAGCTTCTGGATGTTCCACACCAGCCGTCTGCGGCGACAGCTTGTAGGTGTTGTCCGTGTCGAAGTCGGTGGCCACCGCCACGGCGGTAGTCGTCACCACCGGATCGGGGACGTCGGTCGCGACCGCGCATTCGAGAAAATCGAAATAGAAATACCAGCCCTGGCTCGACGCGTTCTTATTGCCCGAGAGCGTGATCACCACTTTGTGCTGGCCTGCGGAAACACCGGGGAACAGCAGCCGCCGCGTCTGCGACGTGGTGGCCAGCGGGATAGTAGCAGTCGAGCGTGACCGGCGCGCCGCCGTCCAGCGTCGCGCTCACGATTCCGCAGGTAGTATCGAGCCGCGTGCCGACGTAGATAGTCGTGCGTGGACTGGCAGTGGGTCTCGATGGTGACGCAAGCACCGGACGCCGCCGCCCTGATCGCCCGTCCCTGGCTCCAGAAAGCGAATGCGCCGTTCACGGGGTCGTTGCCTGGCGCGGCCTCCCAGTATCCGGAAGTGCTGACCCATGTGCTGTCTTCTTCGATCCGGACCGATCCCGGCCCGGCCACCTTTAGTGCCCGCTTACTCGCCGGGATTGCTGGTAACCGTCCAGTTGGTGACCACCACCTTCCACTCAGTGGACTGGTACGCCTGGCTGTTCGGGAGCGCGGGAGCAATGGTCCACCAGACCTTGTCGACATTGCTCCAGCCGAGGGCGGTGAAATCGATGTGTACGTGCCACGAGACGTTATCCGACGAGCCGCCAGACAGGTTCCAGTTGGTTGCGGTGAAGTAAAGCCGGCTGCTGCCGTTGTTGTCCGTCTGGTAGAACGCCACCATGTTGCCGTCGGCACCCGGCGTGGCCGTAATCACCAACTGGTTCGGCGCGACCATGGCGGCACTAAGCACGGCGGGGCCGTTCTGCACCCAGTTCGTTCCGTTGATCTGGTTGGCGATGTTGTTCAGAATAGTGGCGGCATCCGTGCCTTGAGTCAGCGATGCAGCCGCGGAGCCATCCGAACTCGACACCGCGATTGGGCCCGCGACGCCGGGCTTCAGCGTGATGAGGATCTCGTTGTTGTACTGGCCTCCCACCGTGGCCGTGCAGTTCGGGTCGGTAGCGTTGATCTGCCCCGCGACGTTGGCCGCTATCTGCGCGCTGTTCAGCGCTCCTTCGTAGCAGGAATACGTGACGCTGCCGATCTTCACCCAGTGCTGGTAGTTCGACAGCGTGGCACCCCCAGAGCCGTCGGAGCTAGACACTGCCACAGGGCCGTACTCACCGGACCTCAGCGAAATAAAGATCTCGTTGCCATAGGCGCCTCCCGTGGTGCAGGAGCAATTTGGATCGGAGGCATTGATCTGGGCGGCGACGTTGCTCGCAACACCCGCGCTGTTCAGCGATCCCTCGAGGCAGGAATAGGTGTTCGATCCTATCTTGACCCAATGGTTATAAGCCGCGTTCCCCTGCCACCACAGCGCTTGGTCGGTAGTCGCCACCGATCCCTGCCACCACAGAGCCTGGTCGGTGGTCGGATTGCCGGGAATAATCGCCGGGCTGATGAACGACTGGTTCTGATACCACAGCGTGACCTTGTCGTCAGCCTGCGCGCTGGTTTGATTGAGCGTGAAGGTGGCCGATGCCCCCGTGCGCCCAGTTGCGTTGCACGTGATCGTGATGCCCGGCGTGCCGATCCACTTCACATCCATGTGGCCGACGCCGTTGACGGAGTAGTCGAGGGTGTTCCAATCCGTCCACGCGCTCTTGAGCGATTCCCAGGATTGAATACCTTGCCAGGTGACGTCGAAATCGAGTACGAGGCCGGTGAGATCGCCGTCCGGAAGATACGAGAACAGCGGGTGGCCGAACGGATCGTCTTTCTGGAACAGGACAAGCACGGCGAAATCGGCCAAATCGCGGAACACGCCGGACACGGTGAAGCTGGTGTCGGACGCACCCCACAGTGCCGCAGCCGCGCCGTAATCGTCGAAGCCTTGCAGTGCCATCGTGCGATGCGGCTGCAATTTGAAAATCTCGTCCATGGCCAGCGCTTGCGTAATGAATATCAGTAGAGGAAAGGTGACTTGTGATACCGTTGCAACGGAGGACGTTGTGTCATCGCCGATATTTACGCCTTCTAACGAGCCATACCTTGGACGTGAGCTGCTGTTTCAGTTCGATAACCTGATTTCTGCATGTCTCGAATTGAACTCGAAATGCGCTCCTGCGTCTCATGGCCGACAGCTTTCGAGTTTCCAGCGCGCGCTATGCATATTGGTGCCCCAGACAATCACGCTGGCGCTTTCGATTCGCGAACTCATTCGCCAAGGCTACCTATTTGGAGCAAAGGTATTGGTACGCCCGGTAACTGAAAGGGCAGTCACCATCCTGTACTTGTTCAAGAACCCCGACGCGCTACGGATTTGGGATGACGGTTGGAAGCACAACAAGCGTCCCAATCTTCAGGCGATGGTGGAATACCTGAATATGGAGCTTCTCCAAGGCACATTTCCGACCATGAAAGGGTTCACGCACGATCTCAACAGCGCAACGCATGGCGATCCACTAAGTGCTCAATGGAACGTGGTCCTTGGTGCCAGCGGCGTTCCGGCCTTTCCTGTCTCAAAGAATCTCTGTTCGCCGCAACTGGCAGATGAGATCTGCGCTGAGGTTATACCTTGGCTCGCTGCCACGATGGGGATAATGAGCGCGGCATTTGGCCAGGAGGCCGCCCCAAAGCCTAACTGACCGCTGTAGCATCGGTACCCGTTCGCGAGAGTCACGAGTACATGAACACCGAAAGATTCGCGCCCGGAAACGTGGTCCCGACTGCCGTGATGCCGATCGAGACCGCCGTGTTCGCCGGGATCTGCGTAAGAGCGCCAATTTGGGACGGCGTCGCGACCACCGCAGTCTGGCCGGGGGCAATCGTGAGAGTGAGCCAAGCCGCACCGCCGACGTAGATCGTGAACGTGATCGCCGCGCCAGTGGGCGCGGCCTGGACGTAGGCCTTCACATCGCCGACAGTGACCGGGCGATTCAAATACAGAGGCTGTGCTGCGTTGGATTCGATGCCCAGCGTGCCCTGCATCTGGAACACCAGGCCAGCAACTTTCGAGAGTCCTTCCGCGCCGAACACCCAGTCCTCGCGGATCGGCGCGTCGCCGTCGGGCGATTCGTTGCCGTTCACGTCAACCGTGAAGCCCGCAATTACGAGGGCCTCGTCCACGAAGTTCCCGGTGGGCATATTGATCGTGGTCACCGCCAGCGGGTTGCCGTTATCGAGCGAGGTTGTGTCGCAGGTGTAGGGCCAGGTCGGCTCCTCAATGATCCAGACGTCGCCGGGGTTGATGACCATTGGGAGGTCCCAGGTGATGGTGGTCGCCGTGTTCGCGGTGATCTTCCGGGGCGGCAGACCGCGCGAGACGCCTCGAATCACCCGGACCAGATTCCCGACCTCCGCGCCGGGCGTCATCCCGGCGGGATACGCGATGTTCTGGCACCCGGAGTCCGTTATGGAAGTGGGGTTGGCTGAATTCGACGCGTCGGCTTTGTACCGGACCACGAGGCAGTCGCCCGCCTGCACAATGCCGTTGGGGTCCGGGGTGACGCCGATGGTTCCGGTGCTGGAATCCCACGACGTGACCGTTGCGCTGAAGTACGGCGTGGCACTTTCCGGCCTGCCGATGATCGAGATGATGCGGCCCACCGGCGTGAAAGAAGGATTACTGGAAGGCGGGCTGCCTTTCAGGTAACCGGCCACCAGCGCTCCTGTCGAGACGCTGTCAACGGGCGCGCCGATGATCCCGCCGTGAATCTCATGCTTGGCTTTCAGCCGGACCTTGCTGACGTATGGCGACGGCAGGGCCCACGTCGAACGCACCAGCGGCCCGCCGAAGGTGATCGATCCAGGTGTGTAAGTGTTGTTCGGCCCCGCCGTCAGCGCTCCGGTGGCCTGCGCGCAGATCAGGTCGTCCTGCGTTGCGACGAACAGCACGTAAGAAGCGAGTCCCGCGACCGCCGGCCAGGTAATGCCTGTCAGCGTGAACGCGCCACCCGCCGCCGCTCCGGTCCCGATGATGGCGATGTTCGACGGAGCCGAAGGAAGCCCGTTCGAGTCAATCGCGCAGATGGCCACGCGTAGCGTCACGTTGGCTGGCAGCGATCCGCCCGTCGTGGCCTGCGAGATCGCTCCAATTCCGGGCGCTCCCGCCCCGGTGGCGCTGAACTCGTTCACCGGCAGCTTCCCCGTCACCACCAGGTTTGCGAGCATGCTGCCGTCTGCCATCTGCGCGTAGGACTGGTTCGTATCGAAGGTCCATTCGCCGGGGAAAAGCGCGTCATTCGCAGCCGCCTGCACCTGATACGGCGCCCACGCCGGCCCGAGCGGAATCGAATAGAACAGAGGCGGCAGAGGTCCCGGCACGACGTCCATCGGCTTCGGCCCGATGTCCAGGTCGTACATGGAATCCGTAACGGTCTGCCCCTCGATCTGCACCGACCAGTCTTTCTTCAGGCTCCATCGCTGAATCCTGAAGGACATGGTGATGATCTGGAACGGAAGATTGGTCCCGTTGCCCGGCGCCGAAGCCAGGAGCAAACCGGTCACCGTGTGGTAGGTCGGGTCCGTCGTGTAGCCCGTGATCAACACCTGCACGCCGTTGATCACGATCTCCTTGTTCTCCATGGACGTGTCGAAGGCATCGCCGCCGGCCCATGTGACCGAGGTGCCGGTGACGTTGCAGGTCCCATGAAGTCCGGGGATGTCCGGATGCGTCATCGAGACCACTTGCCCGACTTCGTTGCCGAGGCCGAGCAGCGTGGTCTGCCATGCGGCGTTGCGCGCGTCGCGCCACTCGGCGGGATTCACGCCGCCGATCTCCTCGCGCGTCCGAGTGGCGGCGATCCGCAACGCCTGGCTGAGCGACGAGCACCCCACCGAGTGCATCTGGCTGGTGAGTGGAGATCCGCCGCGCCCGTAATACGCTGCGTGGCTCTTATCGCAATACTCTGCCGTGTTCGCCTGGTATTGATAGGCGACGTCGGCGAACGAAAGCACCAGGTGCTCGAAGCCAGCTTGGATCGGCGTCAGCCGCAGGCTCTGAAACAGAGAATTGGCGATCGTATAGGCGTCCACCGCGCTGGCGTTGATGCGGCAGCCGAGTTTCAGTTTGCCGAACTCCCAGGTGTAGAAGCCCAGGCAGCAGTTGAGCACCTCGGTGAGCCAGTCGCGGAACGGCTTCTGGCTGCTGATGATTCCCTGGAACTGGAACTGTGTCTCCACGCCGGTACCGAGGATGGCCGCGACCTGGTCCGCCGCGATCTCGGCCGCGCCGCTTCCATCGCCCACTATCAGCGACGGCAGCACGAACGTGGCGAGTTGCGCGAACGACGTCGGGCCGGTCCCGCCGGCGGGATTCGAGCCGGTGGACGGATCGCCATACAGTCCCATCGCGCGCAGCAGCATGTTGACGGCGATCCAGAACGGATTGATGAGTCCTCTGACCGCCGTGCGGTTGCCGTTCTGATCCCACGTCCAGCCCCACATCCCGTAATCGATGGGAACCGTCATCTGGTGCTGGTCGGGCGTGCTCGGCTGAATCGTGGTGGACTTGACGATGCGGATCTCGCACGCCGCCGTGCCTGCCGCATATACGTTTGGCTCCCAAACCTGGGGCGATCCTTGCCCGAGCGAGAAGTAGTCCGTACTTGCATTCGCCGGGTCGCTGCCGGTGATGTATCGCAGCCCCATACCCGGCTGGTACTTCGTGACGTTCAGGTTGCCGTCGACTTTCAGTCCTTGCCAGGTGTAGCCATCCACCATCGGCGCGACAACGTATCGGTAGCCGTCGGCGTTCGTGACGACCATCGACGCGGCGAATCCACCGAGAGGCCCGGCACTGAGAATGCCGAGCGAGTCGGCATAGCCCGATTCGTCGCGGTAATCGACCATCAAGGCCGTGGCCAGGAAAGCAAACAGCGGGTTTCCGCCGCTGTTGCACCAGATCTCGGGCAATGCCAGACCCCAGATCGTGTCCGAAACAATCGAAGTCGCGGTAACTGTGTTGCGGCCGAAGCCGAGAAAGCCGGTGGAATCGTCCTTGATGACGACGCCCTGCGGGTCGGCCTGGTGCCCTCCAAAATAGGGAGCCATGCCGTGCACTTGGCAACCGTTCGCCGATTCGAGGTAATAGTCGCAGGTCGTGGGATCGCCGCCCGCCGCCGTCACAGCCGAGGCGCTGCGGCCCTTTGAGGCCCACGGACAGTTCACGCCATCGCTGTAGGTCTTCCAGCACTGGCGGCTGAGTTGCCGCTCCGGGTACTGGTTCATGATCTGGAAGAACCCGTCGGAGCACGTTACCGGGAAGATCGGCGTGCCATCGCTGGTGAAGTTTTGGATGACGCCTTTCCAGAGTTGCAGCAGAATCCCGGAGTTCACATGGAAGAGGCAGAGATCGATCTCGGCATACTTCAAGTCGGTGTCGTTGGCGAGCTGCGTCATTACGCGGTCGCCGTTTCCGAACGTGAAGCGGACGTTGTCTGACGTGCCTTTGATGTCCTGGGAGATCAGGACGTCGGAGCCGGGCTCGCCGATGCCCACTAGGCGCGGCAGGTATAGCTGGCCGGCGACCGTGACCCGGCGGTCGGAAAGGTAAATGTCGGGGACCGCGGATTCGCGCACGCGGATGTGGATCAGTGGGACGATCTGCTGTACTTCGGAGAGCAGTGCCGTGGACAGCGCGGTCGAGGGGAACCGCAGGCAGGTGGAGTTGACCGCGTAGGTGGGCGCTTGTGTCGGATCGACGACCTCAATGAGATTCAACCCGGCCTGGACAGCGTTGCGGAGGTATTCAAAGGAGATCGGCGTCTGCTCGAAGGTCACCAGCACGCCGGTGGTCGAGCCGCAGGGATTGGGGACCGTGTAGGTGAAGGCCTTCCACGGGCCCTGCATGGCTTCCCAGAACGCCTTGAGCTGGTTGGCTTCCGTCCAGCCTAAGTTCGGGCGCTTGAACTGAAACTTGCGCGGGCCGATGCCAACGTAATACCGCTGCTCCTGCTTGGCGTCGAGGCTGCCGAAGCGATGCACGATCACCGGGCGCTCGACGGAGAAGCCGAACGGGTATTGCGTGGTGAGTGGGAATGTCTGGCCGGAGTTGATCACCGTGGGGACGGCGATGCGGCCGATGATGTCGGACATGGCTTGTGGAAGCGGATTCGGGGAGTACAGCCTTCAGGTGTGCCCGTAAGATCAGATGTGCTCAGAGGGCGAACGGGCTGGGCTGCGTAAAGGAGGGTGTTACTTGGTTTCTCGGTATTTCTTGCCGGTCCACCACGACGTCTTCGTTGTCGTGGTGTGCTTGGTGCCGGAAGCCCCACCGGTGCTCTCCGTGTACTGTTGTCCGGTGAGCAAACGCGTCTTCTCCTCGGCGGTGGATTTTACCGATCCGTCGGGACCTGTGGTTTCCCGGTAGGGTGTGCCGGTCCAGAACCGCTCCTTCTTGCGCGTGATCCCGATGGTGTTCCCTGTCGGGCTTTTGTGGCGGCGCTGGTCGGTGCCGGTCCAGAACGTCTTCTCGTCGGCTGATTCGGAGATGAGCTGTCCGATGCTGTTGTACGTCCGGAACACCGTTTTCCCGAGGAATGTCTCCTCTCGTACGGTCTTGAAGGGCTTGTGGCGGAACTTCTCTCTACACTCCGGGCATTTCTTGGGGAGATCCCAGCCGTGCTCTTTGCAGTTGATCTGGGTTCCCATCGGGATCGTGAAAGTGTTGTTGCAGTGTTCACAGTCGGCGTTCTTTGGGGAGTATTCCCGCTTGCACTCGTCACAGAATTTTGGTGGGTGGTCCCAATCGCGGTTTGCTCGAATTGTCTTACCGCAATGCTCGCAGGATTTGTCGTACCATTTGGCTTCTCGGGCGGCCTTACAGGTTTTGCAGACACGCGGCTCGTGGTCCCAGTCCCTGCAGACGTGCATGGTGGTGCCGCAATCCTCGCAGGATTTGTCGTACCACTTGGCATCATTGGCTGCTTTGCACTCTTTGCAAAACCGTGGCCGGTCCCACTCTTCGAGGATGTGGACCTCATGTCCGCATTCTGTGGCGTAGGTCGTCTGCCACTTGCCCATAGCTGCAACAGCCTCGTCTTTACTCTACTCCATTCTATTCCCGGATTCCCCAGATGTAGACACCTACGCCACCTCCACCAGTTCCAGCCCCTGCACAATCGTTCGCGCGATATCGGTGGCCTGAGCCCAGTTGCCCCGGAACACCACCGTCACGCGCCCTTGGGTGTTGTTGCCGGTCGGATCGTAATTGCTGCCGATCTGCTGGCCCGACGCCACGTCGAATGGGTTGTAGAAAGCGAATGGCGTCAGGCCAGCGTTCTGGGACACCCAGAAGCTATACAGCGCCGAGAGCACCGAGGCGCTCAAACGCTTGCTGAGCCGGAACGTCCGGCGCGAGGTCTGGGCAAGTTGCGACCGCTGAACCGTGCCGTCGTGATACTGGTTCTGGAGCTGCAGGTACTCGCGCAGTTCCGTGAACGCGGTGCACAGCGACGCCGGCATCACCCCGTTGGGTGCGGATTGTACGAGATTGCCTGGCACGTTGAATCACGCCACCGTCAGTCCGGGCAACTGCATGTTGGCCGACTGCTGCGTCCGCCCGTAGCTCGAATACTGCGCAGCCATCGCCTGGTCGGTCACGAACTGCGGCGTCACAAACTGGCCGGTCATGAAGTTCGCGGCGTCATTGCCGCTGATGTTCAGCGAAAGGTACGTGGAGCCGGTGCCGCCAGCCGTGTTCGGGCCGCCCGGCGTTGGGTATGTTCCTGCTGCGATACCGCCGAGCGTCGGAATGTTCGAAGCGTAGGCATGAGCCTGGCCATCCTGGTAGCTGGCCTGTTGGTAGAGCTTGCCGCCCTGTTCCACCAGACTCCCGGCGTAGGGCGTCGTAGCCGACAAGGGCATCTTCTGGCCGGTCGCTTCCGAGTACAGCATGACGAGTTGACGGACGCTCGGTGACCGCACGGCCACCGCGATCTGGCCGCCGAACTGCGACTGCGCAATTTGGACCACCTGCTTGATCGTGCCGCTGTTCTGCGGAATATCGACACCATAGATGCTCTTGATGTCGTCGTGCGCCTCCCTCTGCGGAGACTTGACGCCGGCTATCATCTCTCCGATGCCAATGCCGAAACCGGCAGCGCCGCCTATCAGCGCGCCCAATGGGCCTCCCATCTGGAACCCGATGGCCGCCCCGCCAGCCGTCCCTTCCGCTGTGCCCGTCCACGTGCCACGGCTGCTCCCGAGCAGCCCTTGTTGCGCAAGCATGGTGCCACCCGCCAGCATCGCGGCCCCAGCCACGCCGCCTACACCCGTGATCTTGCCGCCGGAATCTCCGGTTTGGACGTCGTTGCCGTTTTCATCCGTGCCGTAGGTCGGATTAGACGGGCTCCGGTTGAGGCTGCCCCAGTTCGTGCGCTTGAGGTTACTGACGATTCCCGCCAGACCGTTCGGCCCGCTCCCACCAGCGGCGCCGCCGCGCGCACCGCCGAACAACATCGCCAGCGGATTGAGTCCGCCCGCCCCGCCCGGTGCCCGATTCAACGTCGGCGTCGCCGCCGATGCACCGGACCAATCTGCGCCGCCAGCAGCCCAAGGAGCGGGAGTATAACCGCCGGCGGCCGGTCCCGACCCAGAGTGATCCGTCCCGCCGCCTCCACCGCCAGCCGCTCCGGAGCCGCTACGCGTGGCACCGCTGAACAGCATTGCCATCGGGTTGAATCCGGCGCTGCTGGAACTCCAAGGAGCGGGGGACATCTTGGCTGGCGCAGAGATCGATGGAATGGAGATTCCCAAAACGCCCGTAGCGCCAGTGGCGCCACTCTGCAAGGATGGAGCAGCCACTCCCATGCCTGCGGCCAGGATAGCCGTCAACGCCGCCATCACCGCGCTGTTCTGCATGGTCGCGGCGGTGTTCTGGTCGGTGGACACGCGCACCGGGTCCTGCTTGCCGCCCTTGAGAATGCCCGCAATCCCGCCCTGTCCGTCCGCACCGTAGATGATCGGATGGAGGACGTTCGCCGCCATGCCGCCCAGCGTTTCGGTCACCGGCTTGAGCACCGCGGCGTGGACCGTACTCAGCAGATCCTTGCCGAAGTTCTTGGGCTTGGTGAACAGAACGTCGATCAGCTTTTCTGCCTGCTTCTGGAGGCTGTCGAACTGAGACTGGATCTCCTGCTGGCGTTTCTGCTGGAGCTGCGCCTGCTTTTCCTCGAACTGGTCCTGCGCCTGGGCGACTTCCGTGTACAGATCCTTCTGCGCCTGCGCCGCCAGGACGGAGCGCTTGGCCGCGTTCTCTTCTTTCGATATCCGTTCCGCTTCGATCCCCGCCAACTGGACGGCCAGATCGAGCCGGATCTGGTACGCTTGTTGCGCCGCCGCCTCTTCCTTTCGCGCCGACAACTCCCGCTTTTCGGCCTCAGACATGGCCATCGGCGTTTCCTGGCCGGCGGTCAGCTCCGCCATGCGCGCGGACCGCGCGGCGCGCCGCCGCAATTCGTCGCGCTGCGCCTGGACTCCGATGTCCTCGATCCGTTCCTGCGCGGCGAAGCCTTCCTCCCACTCCTTCATCTGCTCTTTGCTCGGCATCATGAGTGCGAGCATTTTCTTCTGCTGCTCTGCCGCTTGCTTGTTGGCGTACTTTTCGAACTCCTCCCATGCCTTTTTCGAGAGCACGGCCGCCTGCTCGTCCGCCGCCTTGCGGATCGCCGCAATCTCCGATTCCGAAGCCTTGACCTTCGCGGCCTGCTGTAGAAGCTGGTCGCGCTGATAGTAGATTTTGCCGATCGCGTCAAGCTCGGCCTCATCGCCCTTCTTCTCGAACTCGGCCGCCTGGCGGCGGAAATCCTTGAGCTGCTCCGCGCCCTTTGCCACCGCGTCCAATGCCGCCTTGCGGCGCGCCTCGGTAGCTTCCGCGGTGTGGAGTTGTTGGCCCAGATCCTGTGCCTGAGCCTTCGTCAACGGCTTGTCCGGTTCGAGCAATTGCTTCTGGAGCCGCTCGACATCCTTCTTGGCGTCGGCGTAAGCCTTCTCCATGCCATCGTGCGTGCCGAAGAACCGGGCGCGAATGCGATCCGTCTCTTCCTTGCCGGCCCGCAGGTCTGTCCGCTTGGTGGCTGCCTCGGCATCCTGCAGCATCTTCTGCAACTGTTGGATCTGGTCTTGGATTTCGCTCGCGCGCTTCGCTCGGGCCTCCTCGTCGCGGGTGGGCGCAATCGCTTGCAGGATGCCGAAATCGCCGACCAGCCCTTGCTGTTGGGCCCGCAAATCCTCGATGCGCTTCAGCGTGGCATCGCGGTTCTTCATGATCTCGGGCGCCTGTCGCTCCATGTCAGCCACCTGTTGACGATGACCGGAAATCGACATCTTCGCCCCAATGCCGCCCGCCGCCCGAATGTCGGCGGCGTCCTGCATCGCCTGTTCCTCTTCGCTGCGCTGCCGTTCATCGTCTCCGGCGGTGCTGATGTTATTGAGGAACCAGTCGACGCCCTTACCGACCCAGGTCACCGTGACAACCAGCCCTTCTTTGAACTTCCGCACTAGCGCGTCCCATTTGGTTTCGAGCACGGTCACTTCGCGCTGGTATTCGGCAAAGCGGCGGATGTCGTCCTCAGTAGGCCCGAACCCCTGCTCGTGGGCGACGCGCAGGTTCTCGTTGAGTTCCGTCATGAACGGAATCGCCTCGACGCCCACCTTTTTGAACAGGTCCATGGCGGCGGCGTCTCGCTGAAGCCCTTCAGGGAGCTTATTCAGACCCTCGGAGATCTCCGTCAGGATCTCAGACGTGGGTTTCATCTCTCCCGTGGCGGTGTGGAAATCGATGCCCATCCCGCGCAAGGTGGCCCTCGCCTTCTCGCCCTCCCTGGAATTGTCGTCGGCAGCCTGGGACAGACCGCGCATGAGGCGCTCGACAATCGAGATGTCCTGCCCGACCGCGCGTGCCGCGAAACCGAACTGGCCGACTTCCTTCGCGGTCAAGCCGGTGCGGAGTTCCGCGTCCTTCACCCGGGTGCCATATTCCCCCAAGCTCTTTGCGGCCTCGAATGCGGAGGCCGCAATCGTGCCAAGCACGGCAGCGCCAGCAGTGAGCGCGATGCCAAAGGGACCAAGGGCGGAAAGCACGGACGAGATCGCGCCCTTCGCCCCCTGGAGCGGATTCTCCATGAACTGGCTGACGCGCTCGCCGAACGAAGTGATGGCTTCGGACTGCTTCCGCAGTGCTTCTTCGGCTTCCTTCGCCGCCTTGACCGCGAGAGCTTCGCGCGCGGCCTTCTCCTCCATGGCGATCATCTTTTCGTAAGATCTGGTGATCGCGTCGATGGCCTGCGGCTCGCGGTTGTATCGCTGGAGAAGTTGGTCCCGCTGGGTGATCAGCCGGTCGACACCGCTCTTGCCGTAAGTCTCGGCCTGCTTTTCGAGGGAGGCGATGAGCCGCTGGACCGAGGATCGGGTCTGATCCGAAATCCGGATGACCTTGCCGTGCGACGATTCCGCTTTCTTCTCGAAGCCGTCGAGGGCGGCGTTGGCCTTGTCCGTTATCGGGGTGACCTGGTCCTCGGCTTCGAGGATTACGCGTTCCGCTTGGTCTGGCATTTCACGCTACCCGCTCACACTGATCGTTAATCACGAGCAAACAATTGTGGAGAATAAGACATGGCGACATCTAAGCGCTTTGTGATTCTCTCCGGGCCGTCGTGCATCGGAAAGGGTTCCCTCCAAAGAGCGATCGAGCGGTTTTATCCAGGAAAGCTGGGGGCGCGTCCTGTCCTGTGCACAAGCCGATCAGCAAGAACGCGGGAGGCCCATGGCCGTGACTACTATTTTCTGCCAGCGTCGTTTATCAAATCTCTTGAGGGATGCTCCGATTTCGCAGTGTCACCTGTCCGAAGCGACTGGCAGGCAATCCATCTCGTACAAGTTGAAGAACTGTTTGAGGCCAATAATCTTCTGTTCGCCGAGGTGTTCCATACTTTTGGTGGAACGCTCCGAGCAAAAGCGGCGGCAAAGAAAGTTCCGGTGTTGAGTGTCTTCTTGGTTCCCGCCGAGCCAGGGACGCCACCGGCAGAGATCGTGTCCATAATGCGTCAAAAGCTTGAGCGGCGCGGTGTAGACGACCAGAAAAAGATCGATGAGAGATCAAAAGATGCACCCGGTGAAATTGAAAACTCGAGGCACTACACGCACGTTCTGCTTAACCGAGTCGGGGAAGACGATACTGACGAATGGGGAGAGTTCGGTACTCGGGACGGCAAGGCTGGTGAGCGTGCGGTGCACTCGTTCGATGATCTAGGGCCTGCTGCCAGATGGCTAACTGAGAAATTCCTGGCGATTCTGAATGGCGAGCTGCCCGAAGGCTTTTACCAACGCCCGTCGTGAGGGTTAGCTCGGCAATTTCGGAGAGGCTAGAGCTCGCGGACGAATATGCTGGCGCGATGCTGTCAAATCACGCTGCCTTGAGCATCACAATGGGACGCGCCAGGAATGCGGCGAGCACCGCTTGGCGGTCGCTCGGCGACACGCCCCACTGCGTCTCGCGCCGGTTATTGAAGAAGGCGATCTGCGAAGCCGTCATTCGCCGGCCGGGAAGAGCTTCGTCGAGGAACCCGATCGCCGCGCGGTTCTCATTTGCGGTTAGCACCTTCAGGCACCGCAGGGTGTGGCCGCTCCAGGTCCAGTCGCGGATGGGATGGAGACCCCGCGCCGCCTTGTATTCGGGGTAACCGCGACGGCCAGACAGTCCGGGCTTCAGCGGCGCCGCCGCCTGATCGTAGATGTTCCGCCCGCTCTGAATGCGAGCCCGGATCGAATCCGCCAGCACCTGCGCGAAGCCCTGCATCTCGGTCGCGGTGTACGGCGAGTACACGAAGCGGGCGCGGCGAATGACGGTTTGGAATTTGGCCTGCCATCCCGCCTGCATCGCTTCGGAAGCTTCGATCAGTTCCAGCACGGGCGGAACTCCTCCTCCGTGATGTCGGCCAGCGTGATCGTCAGCCCGATGCCGCCGTCCCTTTGCTTGACTTTCGCGTTCAGAATCCGGAAGCACCGCCGCACCAGACCGCCGTTCGGCGTGTCCATCGCCTCTTCGAGCAGGTTCTTGGGGCAGCCGGGCCCGTGGCTGACATCGATGGCCTTCCAGTCCGCGCCGCAGGCGGGGCAGCCATCCAACTCTGTCTGCGCCGAGTAACCGCACTTCCGGCAGCGGAAGACGCGGTCAGGGCACTCTTCGTCCGGCCCGCACAGCGTTCCCTGGTGCAGCACCGACCGGATCAGGAATCGCACGCCCGGCTCCTCCGGCCAGTCGCCGGGCGCGGTATTCCGGGTCTTCGTCGGCCTCGATTGCCAGTTGCGCGATCACCTCGGACACCGCCGCCGACTTGTGAACGATGGGCACGGCGCCGGCATAGCCATCGTGCGAGATGTGCAGCTTGTCGTAGAGCGCGCCGCTCGGCTCCAGGAACGCCCGCGTCTCGATGGACCGCCGCGCGGCGACCACGCTGGTCGAAGCCCGCTCGTGGTCCTGCATCTCCTTGGCGGTCGGCATGCGCAGCACGTGAACCACGCGGCGCCGGGGACCTTCATTTCGATCCGGTAGTTGATCCCTTCGCGCTCGACGTTGGCCACGGCGCACCGCTCGATGCGGCCGATCACCATGCCGGCCTCGGCATCATCGAAGGTCCGGGCCGTCCTTGTCGGTGCGGATCTTGGCGAACAACTCCGCGTTGATCTTCGGCAGGTCCACGTCCTCGCTCTGCGACTTTCCCGCGCCCCAGGAAATGGCGCACGGTGCGCTGCGCGCGCGCCCAGGCGCACCACTCTTCGTCCGAGGGGAACCGCACCTCGCAGCTCTTCTCGCCGCCCGAAAGGATCGGCACCACGAACGGCTTACTCGCGTCAAACATTCAAGCCTCCTATTGGCAGATGCCCTGTGCGGCGTGGTGACGGTCATCGTCACCATCCCGTTGGTGGGGTCGTAGAGCTGAACGCCGGTGATCTGGAGCGTCACGATGCCGTCCGTGTTTCCGAGTTCGGCGACGTTGAAGCCCATCTTCTGGATGAGCATCGTGAACGAGTTGTTGGCGTCGCGGGTCATGGTGAACGTGGCCGTCCCGGTGGTCAGGTTGATCAGGTTCGCAGTACTCGGTCGATCCCGCCTGCACGCGCACCACAAACTGCACCGCGAAGGCGCGATCACCCCACTCGAAGCGCCCTTGGATCTGGTAGCCATCCTGCGCTCCCGAGCCAGGGAAGAAGCCGGGCCGGAAGTTGTTTTCCCAGGAGGCTTCCATCGACACGAACTGCTTGGCGCTGCCGCCGGTAAGGTAGTTGATGCCGTTGAACGTCAGAGCGCTGATCATGCCGGCATTGAATTCATGCGGCGTGGAGATGGCCGGCAGCGTGATGCCGCTGGGCGAAGTGTACTGGCCGGTGGTGACGCACTCCACCGAGCACATCGCACTGGCGCGGCCTGGCGAGTTCTTGATGGAGAGCTTCCAGCCCTTGACCGCGCAGCCCACCAGCATTTCGTCCAGCACCGCCGAGCCACCGGGCCGGATCTGCTGCACGAACGAGAAGTAGGGCAGCTCCAGGCCGGTCGGGTTCGTGGCTCCCAGGGCCGGAACGATGGTGTACGTGTACGGACCGCTGCCGCTCACGACAACGTTGCCCATGGAGAAGGACATCGCCCACGCGAGGAACTCCGACGAGGCGTACTTCGAGAGCTCGTAGGCCGGCATGTTGTAATGCGACTTGAAGAGCTGCGTGGGGAACTCGTGGCCTTTGCCGATTTCCGCCCGGTCATCCTCGTTCACGGGGACCTTCGCCCACGGTTTGGTATTGAGATTCGTGTGACGCCAGATGGTCGCCACCAGGTTGGCCGTTCCGATGGCGGTCTGTTTGCCGAATCCCCAACCGTTCAGCAATTCACTGATGTTAGCCATGCTGCTTTTCCTCCTCAGGCACCTACCGGCTTCTGCGCCGCCGCGGCGCGGGAACCTGATGCCATCCGGTGACATCAACGGTGAAAGTTTTTCCGCAGTCGCCTCGACTTCCTTGATCTCATCGCCTTGAGGCGATCGAAGAAATACCATTTCTGCCATTGTTTCTTCCTCTCGGAAACTACGGGTTGTAGGATTCGATCAGCCGCACCGGCACCTCGAAGTACTCGAAAGTGGCTCCGTCCGGGCTGATCACGACGGTGTTGCGGCGCGCCGACGGCAGGTAGAAGTCCATCGGCTCGCAGTTCGGATCGACTGGGTGTGCAGCATCCGGAGGCTGCTGCCCGCCGGCACGTCGTTCACGATCCAGTTGAAGAGATCCTCGTAGCCGACATCGGCCTCTTCCGGCGCGCGCAGGTACAGCGAGAAATCATGCACGAATACGAGCGCATTGCCGAGCCTGCCCGGCCCGGTGCCCTGCCACGCGATCATGATCGAGCCGGGCGGCATCGACAGGATCGCCAGCCGAATGTTGTTCTGCGTTGGCTGGCCGAAAACGGTGGCGTTCTCGGTGTAGAACTGGATGTAACTGCCATCCCCGCCCAGGGCATCCACCAGGTTCGGCAGAGCCTGGAGCGCCGTCACCCACTCGGCCAGGATCGTTTTCGGGTTAGTCATCGGGATTTTGCCCGGCCCGCGCCATCAGCGAAAGCTCGACCAGCCCGTACGGGTCCGGCTGGCGCACGGTGGTCACCACGAACTGCGATCCCCAGGCGGTCACCCAATCACCGCGCTGCGGGAAGTTCGCAAGGTCGGAGGGATTGACGGAGATCTCCTCGACGTTCGCCAGTGCGCCGGACTCCTCGCGCACGCGTGCGTGGCGGATGGCGGTGATAGTCACCGGATCGCCAACCGCCACGCCAGCCTGCACGGATTGATACACCACCGGCTCGCCGAACGTCTGCTGCATGACCGCGTTCGCAGCCGCGTCGATGGTGGGCCAGTCGGACATATATAATGATGCGGCGGCGCGGCGGCCGCGCTTAGTTGAGCGTGATGATGGAGTAGAACACCGTCACGACCATGGTGCCGTTGCCGGTGGCGAAGGCGCCCGTGGCGTTGACGATGTCGATGCCGGTCGCCGATGGCGGTTGGATGACGCCCGTGGGCGGCGGCACCACGTTCTCGCTCGCGGCCGCGCTGGTGACGGTCGCGGCAGGGATGGTGGACGAGTGCGGCACCACGCCGGTCCCGTGATACTGGAACGACACCGCGCCGCCGCCGGTGAACTGCGTGGCGCCGGGTTTCATCTGTACGATGAACTGGTCGACCACGAGTACCTGTCCGGCCGCGGGCGCCGGCAAGATGCTGACCGCCGCTCCGAACATGGCCATGATCTGCGCCGCCGTGAGCGTCACCACGGTTTTCTGAATCAGCGACGGGTCGGTGTCCGCCGCCTGCACCGGACCGAAGCCGAGCGGATTGAGCCGCACGCGAACGGTCGCATCGCCAGTCAGGCCGCCCGGCGCATTCACGCCGCTCGCCTGGCTGAGCACCGCGTAGCCGATCTCCTTGTTCGAGACGCCGGCCGCCGTCAACGGACTGGACGTGGCCTGCAGGGCGGTGTTGTTCCAGAAGACTTTGTCTCCGGGGTTGAACGTGCTCGCATCCTTCGCCAGATCGAACACGCCCTCCACCACCAACTCGCTCGAGTCGCCTATGTTCTGACTGTTGACCGTCACGCCGAAGATGTTGCCGACCTGGCAACCGCCGCCGCTGAGCAGCGCGTAGGGCGCGACAACCGTGAGGGTTTGACCTTTTTGAACGTAATTCTGCATCGGTTTTCTCCTGTTCCTTATGCCGCCACGCCCTACTGGCCGGCGTTCTTCTGAAGCCCGCGATAGTCGAGAGCCGCCGCGCCGAAATCCATGCGCGCCTTGATCTCGACGCCATCCACTTCGAAACCCTGCTTGGTTTCGATGTACACGCCCTGCTGCCCTTCCAGGTAGCAGTACTCCACGGTGTCGATCTGTGCCGGGTCCGCGATCAGATACCAGCCGGTGGTCCCATTGGTGGCGGCATCGAGACGCGGCTCGACCACCGGAATCAGGCTGCGCACCCACTCCGGCACGACCTTCGTCGCATCCGCCGAAGCGATGTTGATCGGGTACACGAGCTGGAGCATGTAAGTCTCCAGCGCCGTCGGCACGGCAATGAACCGCGGAATGAGATTCAGCGGAGTGCCCTGCGGTCCCTTCTGCAGCCGCATGGCGCCGCGCCCCTTGCCCAGCGCGGTCAGCGGAGCGGAGTTGGCAACGGTGGAATCGATGGCGCTGGCCACGCCGGTCAGCAGATTGGCGTGATTGGCGTGGAACAGCGCGGTGGAGTTCTTGTCGCCCGCGTACACCGCCGCCGGATTCGACGTGATGATGCCCCAGACGGTGTTCGATTCGAGCTGCGCGGCCGCCACGCCGAGCAGCGCCGGAACCCGGGTGAACGCCTGGAGGTCGTCGTTGATGATGACCTTGCGCGTCAACGCCACGATCTCGCCGTAGGTGCCGAGCGCGTAGTTGATGTTGTTGTCGGTCAGGTTGGCGCGGTGGTACTCGCCCTTCTCATTCAGCGCCTGCAAGACGGGCGCGTCGGCGAGCATCACCCGGTTGATGGGCTTGAAGTCCTGCGCCGTCACCTGCCGGCAGAAGGGCTGGAAGGTGCGCGGATAGGCTTCGTACCCCTGGCGCAGAGTCTTGTTGGCGACGTTGGCCAGGATCGCCGGGAAGTCCGCAGTCGATTCGGCGCCGCCCGCGAAGAACTCCCGTCCCCGCGAGGATCCCTGGAGCGCCAGCTCCGCAATCCGCGTCACGTCCATCCCGCGCGGGTTGGTGCCGCGCAGTTCCAGGGCTTCCTTCGCCATGTCGATGAGCTTGAAATTGCGGTACTCGCGGGCCATCTCGACGGCGCGCCGCTGCTGCTCGGGACCGTAGCCATCGAGATATTCCCCGGTTTCGTTGCCGTTGTGGTCCCTGCGCCGCGCCAGGAAGAACCGCCCATCCGCGCGCAGCAGCAGAGCCATCTGCATGCAGGCAAGGCGCTGTTCCATGCCGTCGCGGGTCACCGAAGTGCCGCCCTCCCCGCGAATCGGGAACGCCGGGCCCTCTGCGCCCGCGCGCGGCGGGACTCCCTGCTGGCCCTTGGTCGCGAGATGGGCAAACAGTTCCTTCCGTGCCTGATCGACGGGCACGCCCTTGGCGATGAACTCGCTGATGACGGTCTCGTCGATCCCGTATTTGATTGCGGTCGCGCCCAGCGTTTGGATTTCGCTGACGCGCTCCCGTTCGGCCTGGACCGCCTCTTCCCGCGCGGCGGCCAGGGCCTGTTCGTTCACAGTACGGGCATCCGCGCCCGTGTCCTGCGTGGTCGTCTGTTCCATTGCAGGTTTCTCCTTTTGTGGGCTGATTGCCCGTACTGAATCGTTCGGTTGTGCGCTCAGAAAGCACGTGTTGAAATCGGCCGGCACCGTGCAAGGCGAAATCTCGAACGGCTCCCAGTCGGTGGCCTTGAACATGCCGATTTCCTTGTCGTTCAGGTAGGGCGGTTTGCCCTCCGGCATCCCCTCGGTCTGCGCGTCCACCTTTTCGCGTTTGTACACGAAGGTTCCGAAGCTGAGGTTTTGCAGGATGCCGGTGCTGGCTTTGCGGAACATCTCGGCGCCATCCGGATCGCCCAGATCGAACTGCAGCGTGGCCATGCCCTTATCGCCATTGGGCCAGGCGCGGCGCACAACGCCCAACTGGGCCCGCGTGCCGACCTTGCCCGCCATCAGGGACTTGAAATCGTCCCCGGTGAAATGGGTGTCGAAGACCGGCGCGCCGTTGTTCAGCCGGTCGAAGCGGCAGCCCTGCATGTCGAGCTGGAGCATGTAGGGTTCGCCGGTCGCGCGGTCAACCCTCGGGACGGCGGCCCCGCTGTACCAGACCACATCGATGGTGCCGTCCTTGGCGTTGGCCGTGCTCGGCAGCACCTGCGCGTCGGCGGAGAAGACTTCAACGCGCGGGCGGCGTTGCGGTCCCGTTTTTCGGTTCGTAGAAGCGGCATCGTGCCTCCTAATCCTTCACCGCGCTGACGGCGATGTAGTCGTTTTCTCCCAGCTTCTTCAACTGGTAGAGTTGCTTCTGCAGCCACGCGACGTGGCCCTTGAACTTGTCGTCGCCTTCGCGATGCCACTTCACCAGGTGCTGGTAGAAGTGGAAGTTCGACATGTCGCCGGCGTCGTAGCACTGTTTGCAGAGATCGGTGAACCGCGCGATGGCAGCCTGCTCGGCGGCAAAGGCATCGTTCAGAATCTCGGTGACGCTATCGTGGGTCGCGGCGGGCTTCAACTCAATCGTGGGCGCGCCCTCGAGGAACAGCACGCGGCTCACCAGGCACTTCATGTGGTCCTCGCACTGCTCCTTCATCTGCTTCAGGCCATCGGCCAGATCCAGGCCCAGGCGCTTCACGTCGCGCTGGTCGAGAAGATACTGAAGCATCATGGAGCCTTCCATGTTGGCGGCCTCCTGAAGCCCAGCGATTACCTGTGGGTTCCCTTTCATAAACGTCCTTCCTTGTGGTTGAGTCTTTAGCCGCGGTAGAGCCGTGGGGCCGATTCGAAACCGCTGCCGGCGCGCGACATGCCGGCGACGAGTAGATCCTTGACCATGCCCAGGTCCTCTTCCGAGAGCGCCGTGAAACCCTGGCCCTTGGACTTGGTGGGAGCCGCTTTGCTACTCGGGGTTCGCTCCTCCGTTGCCGCCGGCTGCTCCTGGCCGCGCAGCGTCGTGTTGCGCGGGTCCGAATCCAGGATGATTTCGAATTTGTCCACCAGCTTGTTGAACAGTGCAATCTGCGCAAGCTGGGTGGGAGGGTCGTAACCGTTCTCCAGCACGGCCTCGAACCAGGTCTTGCGGCCCATGCGGACGTCTTTCAATACGCCCTCCGCGTCCTTCACCGGATCGACCGATTCGAACCGCGGCGCGGTCCACTGCACACTGCGCAATCCGATCTTCGGGTCGTTGGCGGCGGATTTCGGAATCTTGCCCTGCAGAATCAGCGTGTCGATGAACCGCCGCCACACAGGCATCGCGAATAGACGGGATCAAAGTGAGCCAGCGGAAAGCCTCCACCGTGTTGCGGAAGCCGAGCATCCCGCCGCGCCAGGAGGAGTAATTCACCTGCGACATGTCGCCGGTGCCGAGTTCGTAGGGCAGGCCGATGCCGGCCATGATCCCCTGCAACTCGGTCATCTTGTATTCGCGGTACCCGCCCGCCGGCGGCGGATTGTTGAACTTGATGTCCTGGCCGGGCTTCAGATACTCGACCATGCCCGGCTGGAAGCTCTCGACCGGGAGCCCGCTGGATGGATCGGTTCCCGCGATGCCGAGTGGATCGCCATCGACGCCTTCCGGTTGCTGGACGAACGCCGTAACACAGGCTTCCACCTTCTTGCGGACCCGCTCCGCGTCGCAGTAATCGTCGAGATCCCGGAGCGCCATCATCACGGGCGCGAGCCACGGCACGCCGCGCACCTGGCCAGGCCGGAGCACGCGGTAAACGTGCATGATCTGGTCGGCCGGCACCGGCTGGCTCACAATGCCGCCGCGCGGGTTGAGGATCAGCACGCCGCCGGGGTGATAGCTGAACAGCCAGTACGCGACGCGGCGTCCCATCTCGTCGAACTGCACGCCCTCCATCACATGGCCGTTGACCAGCCCCATCGTGCGGGCCTGATCGAGGAAATCGGCTTCGAGCATTTGAAGCTGAAGCGGAATACGCAGACCGGCGTCCGCAGGTCGCGGCCGGAAACGGACAATCGCTTCTCCCGATTCCGCCATGGTGCGGACGGTCAGCGTCTGCATGCCATAGAAATCGAGGCGCTGCGGCGTGTCGCAGCCGTCGGCGAAGAACGGCCACTCGGCATCGATGATCTTGTCGATGGCCGTGTTGCCGGTCTTGGCCTTCGGTACGATCCAGTCCCGACCACATTCCCGGCCAGTTCCTCTACCGCGCGCGCCGCATACGGATTGTTGCGGATGAGATCGCGGCTGCGGTTGCGGAGCCAGATGAGCGACCCCATCAACTCGACGTTGGCGTCCGTCGAGGCGGCGTACCAGCCGTGTGCGCGGCGTCCGGCGGTGGCGCCTTCGTACCGGAACCGCTGCGCGTGGCGCTCCAGATAGCCCGTGGTCAATTCGAGTGCCACGCGACTGCGCACACGTTGTAACGCAACGCGCGGCGCCACGATGCTGATGGCCTTATCGAGAAGATTCATTTCGTTACCAGCGGTCGTCCAGCGTTGGGCCGGTGGGACCATCGCCGCGCTGGTGCTGCGCGAACCGGACGCGGCTCCCGGTCTGCCCGCTGGTCTTGCGGATATCCTCTTCGATGGCGGCCTTCGCCTTCAGCAGCTCGTCCGTCGAGCGGTACGTCACCTCGCGCCCATCCGGGAACCGGACTTTGAGCGTGGGGCCTCCGATGGCCTGGGTGACCGCGTCCAGGTTCGATTGCAACTGCTGAATTGTCAGGGCCATATCAATTTCTTCCAAACCAGTTGCGGCGCGGTATCCATGGGTCTTCGCCGCGCTCGACGGGAGGTGGGGCGGCTGTGCGGTGCTTGGCCGGCTTCGTCACCGCCGGAATTGCCGACGGCGTCTCCCCTCGCCGCGTCTGCACCATCCGCGCGAAGCGGTCACAATGCACCGGCAGTTTCAAACCGCTCGCGTACAGCGCGTGCAGCGCCGCGTACGCGAGGACCCGCGCGTCCAAGCCTTCGTTGCGGGCGTTGGCCGGCTTCCGCCATTCCTGCTTCGGAAACCCGTTGTGGTACCGGGTGAACTTTCTCTCGGCGGTCAACTGCTCGAAGTACTCGAGGTCCCGCCCGATCGGGAAGTGGCAATAGCCCGGCCCCACATCCCGGAGCTTCAGCCGGTCGTAGATCGCCGTCTTCGCCGCATCCACGCCGATCATGAAGAACGGCGTCTGGTTCTTCCGGCTCGGCTTGCGCGGCCAGATCGGCGACTCGCCCGCGCGCCCCTTGGTGGCATACACACGCCGGTTGTAACGGTCGCGCGTGAAATGCAGCACGGTGGCATCCTTGAACCCGCAGTCGATGCACGTCGCGACGATCCGCATCGGCAGCCCGGACGCATGCAGGTACTCGGAGAGCAGCAGGCCTTCCAAGTGCTCCCACACCTCGTTGCGGGTGACATCGCCAGGGATCACGTGGTAGGCAATCGACCAGGATTCCTCATCGCGTCCCCACCCGGCGATTTCCATCTCCAGGCGATCGGCCTGCACGTCGACGCCAGCCGTGATCAGCGCGACTCCTTCCGGCGCCTCGGCTTCGAACGGCTCGCAGCGATTCCACAACCGTGGGCATCCGTCGCTACTTCGTGGGTCTCCTCCCACAACTCAGCGAGCACCGTGTTCAGAAATGCTTTGAGCGTCTCCGGCGACTTCTTCGCCGCCAGGAACTCCACCGCGATCTCGCCCCAGGACTTCTTTGGCGAGATCAATTGCGAGACGCGAAAGCCGGGAATCGGCGAGGACGGGTTCGCCGCGCGGTACTCGCCGCGCTCCACCATCTCAGGCTTTCAAGCGGTGAGGAATTAGCTCGCGGCACTCGGCGCAGCGATACGCAGCGTCTTCGGGCTTTCCCCTCTGGCCACACCACGCCCGGCCCGGTGCCATCGCCGAACGCGAGCACCTGGAAGCACCCGCACTGTGGGCAGGGCACGAAGTAATCGCGCTGGTCGCTTTCACGCCACGCCAACTCGATGCGGCTGACGCCCTTGATCGTCGGCGTGGACGCCATGACGATCTTCTTGTTGTGGGCGAACTCCGCGGTGCGCTGGATCGCCAGCGACACCGGGTCGCCCTCCGTGCCCGCGCTCGCCGGGTAACGGTCCACCTCATCCAGCAGTGCATAGCGGATCGGCCGCATGGCCAGCCCCGAGGGCGAGATCGCCCCGGTCAGCGTGATTTGCCCTGCGCCATTGGCGAGAACCTTGTGCAGCGTCGTGTTGCTCGAATCGCGCGACTTGACGGGCGCGATCTTCCCGCGCAGCGCGGGCGTCGCGCGGAACATGGGCGCCACGCGGTCCTTCGAGAGCGCCTTGGCATCCTCCGTGCGCGGCTCCACCACCAGCACCGGTCCCGGATCCACATCGGCGATGAAGCCGATGAAGTTGAGGAGCACCTCCGTCTTGAGGATCTGGGCTCCCGATAGCACCACGACCTGGCGGCAGGGATGGCTGGGGCTGAGCACGTCCATCGGCTCGCGCTGGTAAGGCCGCGTGCGCCACTGGCCCCGCTCGGCCGCCGCGCCGCCGGTCAGCACGCGGTTCTCATCCGCCCACTGCGAAACGGTAATCTCGCGCGGCGGCAGCATGGCCGCGGCGCCAACCTCATGGATGGAGAACGGATGCATGTTACAGGCCCGCGTCCGCGATGGCTTTGCTCACCTTGCGCAGCACGGCCTCATCATCGTTTTTCAGTAGCCGATGGATGGCTTTCTCGTCGTTGACGGCGGCCAGCATGGGCGCCAAACGGTCGGCACGCGCCTGGAGGTGGTCCTTCACGATGGCCGAGAAACTCGCGGCATACTCCGAGGCGCGCACCGCCTGGATCAGCTTGCCGGCACGCTCCTCGTATTCCAACTGCGCCGTGCGCGCTTCGAAACTCGTTTTGACCGCTCGGGCACGCAGGTATTGAGCGACCGGATCGCCCGTTGCTGCCGGCGGTTCGGGCATCGGGGAAACCCGTTCCTTCGGTGCTGCGGCCGCCGTTCGATTGACCGTCTGGCCAGCGAAGGTGTTCTTGGCCCATTCCTGGTTGGCGCGCTCCGGGTCGATGCTCCCGTCGGGCAGCGTCGTGATGCGCTTGCTGGCGATGGCCTTCTGCACGGCGGGCAGACTGCACCCGCGCATCCGCGCGTAGGCCCGAAGAGAAATGCCCATCATCGCCATACGTTCGCCAAGTGAATCTTTCTTTCGAAAAATCGAACTTCAGAGTTGCTATTCGCCGCGACTGAAGTGATGTATGTGTTCGATGCCACGCACCACCAAGACCACCAAACAGACCGCCGCCGCCTGCTACGCCGAACGCCACGCCGAGTGCCAGGACCTGCTGAAGCGCATCGCCAGCCGCCTGGAGCAACACCAGAAGGACCAGACTCAGGAACCCGCCAACTGGGGGTACGCTGGCGACCTCGGCCGCATCACCGAAGAACTGGCCTACGTCCTCGCCAGCCTGGGCGACCGCAGCGCGGTGGACCAGAAAGGACTGGAGTACTGACCATGCAGAAACACAACGTACAAATCGGCACGACCTACATCGTGAAGGTCAGCGGCACGCTGGCCAAGGTTCGCATCACGCGCGAACACCCACGCGGCGGATGGTACGGCACCAACCTCGCCACCGGCCGCGAGATCCGCATCCGCACAGCCGCCCGCCTCCGCTCGGAGGTGAAGCCGGCTGGAGAAGAGCGCGACAAGCAAATCCGCAACCCGCGCTTGCCGGACTTCAGCGCCGACGAACTGCGCCGCGTTGTGGAACGGGCCAAGGCCGAGATCCTCGCGGACGTCGCCGCCGGGACCGTCCCCAGCACTTGCGCCTCCTTCAGCGAACTGCACGACTACACGGACGCCAACGGCTACGGCGGGGCGTTCGAGCGCCCCTTCGACAACAACGAAACGGACTTCTGGAACGCTGTCCAGGATGCCGTTGACGCATGGATCAAGCAGGGAGGCCTGAAACGCCTCACTGACGACGAGGCGCGCCGGATCGCCGACGAGATCGAATTCTGAAACAGGAGACCACCATGACGACTTTCACCATCGACACCGACAACAACATCACTGCCTTCGCCGCCGCCGAGCAGATTCCAGAAGGCCAAGATCGTTTCACCACCGAAAAGGAGTTCGCCAAGCTCTCCGCCGACTGGCCCATCACGCGGTTCGTCGAAGTCTGGAACGCCTTCGCCGGCGCGCCGCCCTTCGGCGAACTGAAGCCGGTCAAGAAGTTCACCGACCGCAAGACGGCGGTCGCGCGCATCTGGAAGGCCATCCAGGCCCTGACGCCCACCCCCGCGCCACAGGCCGCCCCTGTCGCGCCGAAGAAGGCGAAGGCGACCAAGGCGGCCACCGCCAAGGACGCCACGCCCACGGCGCGCGACGGCAGCAAGAAGGCCATCGTCCTCGACATGCTGAAGCGCCCGGACGGCGCTACGCTCGCCGACATCATGTCCGCTACCGACTGGCAGGCACATAGCGTCCGCGGCTTCATCTCCGGCAGCCTCGGAAAGAAGATGGGCCTCACCGTCGAATCCTTCAAGCGCCCCGATGGGGTGCGCGCTTACAAGGTCGCGCAGTAACAGCCCCGCACTGAAACGCGCCGCCGGTCTAATCGCCGGCGGCGTTTCTGTTCTTCAGATCCTCGGCGATGGCGGCGAGTCTTTCGTGGACCAGCTGTTCCCGGAGTTGGCACTCCCCCGCGCGGACATAGGTACCGTTGATCCGCGCAATGATGCGATTCTCCAACTCGGCCAGCTCTCTACGCACCTCGGCGAGCAGCGCCCGATTCTGAAGGCTGACATAGGTCGCGATCAGTCCGGACACCAGCCCGGTTACCGGGATCAGAATCTGAAACAGATGATCGTTCACGTTCCCTCTCCAGAATGCGTAGCTCGGCGGACCAGTCCGAGAGTGCCAAACACAGGCCAGCGACATCCGGGTGACCGGCGCGCAGCAACGCTTCGACGGCGGCGATCTCAGTGCGGCAGCGCGCCATCTCACGTTGGAGATCCGGCGCCGCGGCTTTTACTTCGCCGTTGCAGGCGGCGGCTTCGGCGGGCATTTGTGGCCCGTCTTCGCGAGGCATCCGATCTGGTGACCCACCTTCTTCACGCCATGCACCGTCTTCTGTGCTCCGATTACCACCAGAGCGACCGCCATCGCGGCCACTATGATTCCAGGGGTTGGCATCGATCCTCCTCGTTTGACTTGCGCGTGTCTGCGAATGCGCGCCCGTTCTCTGCGTGCATCGCCTGCTTCCCGGTGAACTCCTGCCACCTGGTGACGATCACATCGCAGTACTTCGGGTCCAACTCAATCACGCGCGCCTGGCGGCCGGACTTCTCGCACGCGATCAGCGTCGTGCCAGAGCCGCCGAACGGATCGAGCACCGTGTCGCGGCCCTTGCTGCTGTTCCTGATGGCGCGCTCCACCAGTTCGACCGGCTTCATCGTCGGGTGCAGATCGTTCACCGAAGGCTTCTTGATGAACCAGACGTCGCCCTGATCGCGGGCGCCGCACCAGAAATGATCCGTGCCTTCCTTCCATCCATAGAGGATCGGTTCGTACTGGCGCTGGTAATCGGAACGCCCCATCGTGAAGGTGTTCTTCGCCCACACGATGAACGTGGACCAGTGCCCGCCCGCCTCGCGGAACACCCGCTGCAGCGTGTGGATCTCCGACGACGACATGCAGATGTAGATGGCGCCCTTGGTCACCGCCAACAGGTTCGTGCAGGAGTCCCGCAGGAACTGCTCGAAGCCATCGCCCAGATTGTCGTTGGCGATCTTGCGATTCTTCTTGCGGAGCTTGTCCTTCATCGTCGCGCCGTAGTTCACGTTGTACGGCGGATCGGTGAAGACCATGTCGGCCAAGGCCACCGGCAAGCACCTTCTCCACGGATTCCATCTGCGTGCTGTCGCCGCAGAGCAGGCGGTGCTCACCCAGAATCCACACATCGCCGGGGACCGTGACCGCAGTCTCCGGCGTCTCCGGGACCGCATCGTCGTCGGTGTTCCCGGCGCGAGCCTCTTCCGGCTCCTGGAGCAGTGCTTCAATTTCCTCATCGCTGAAGCCGACGATGTCCAGATTGAAGCCGTCCACCTGGAGCGACTCCAGTTCGACCCGCAGCATCTCCTCGTCCCATCCGGCATTCATCGCCAGACGATTGTCGGCGATGACCAGCGCGCGGCGCTGTGTTTCGGAGAGGTGGTCGAGGACGATGACCGGGACTTCGGTCATCCCGAGTTTCCGGGCGGCCAGCAGGCGCGCGTGACCCGCGATGATCACTCCGTCCGCGCCGACCAGGATTGGATTCGTCCACCCGAACTCGACGATGCTGGCGGCGACCTGCGCGACCTGCTCCTCCGAATGCGTCCTCGCATTGCGGATGTAGGGAATCAGGCGGTCGACCTGCCAGCGCTCCACGAGAAGATCGCGCAAGACACGCTCGGGTGTCACGGAACTTTCCTGACTCGTGGTCGTATCTTGCGCGGTCTTCATTGGATGGGGAGTTACGCCGTCTTGGCAAGGTGGGCGCCGAGAGCCGACGCCACGGCCTGCTGGTGAGTCGCCGGAGTCTGGCCGGCGGTGAAAGCGGCTTCGATGGCCTGAACGAGCGCCACCACCTCCTGCGTCAACTGAATGCCGGAGGGAGCCACGCTGAGAATCGTTTGAATGATTTGCAAAAAGTTCATCGTCTTGTCCTTTCTGGTCCACACGAAAAGGCCCTTGGAGGCGGCCTCGGAGCCGAAGCGTCCGCAACCGCCCCCGGTAGGGATCTCCCGTATGGGGAGATCTACGCGGCCTTGGGCTGCGTCTGGGAAGGGGTCGACGCCCCTCCGGAAGCGGTCACCACCACCGGCACGAGCGCCGCGATGGTCTGCGAGATGGCGGCGGCCAGAGCGCTCGCGATCACCGGCGTCAGCGACGTGAACAGGTTCGCGACGTTGGCGGTGACGGCCTCGGCGCTCACCGCTTCGCCAGCTCCGGCGGCGGCGACGGCGCCCTTGGTGGTTTCGCTGGCCGCCGTGCCGGCGGGCGATACGGTCTGCTGGCCCTCGGTCGTGCCGACCTGGCCGGACAACACGATGCCGGCGTTGATGGCGTGATCGATGGTGGCCGCGTTCTGCGCGCGCCGGCTGGCGGTCTGCGCCAGGTCCAGCGAGACGCTTCCCAGGCGCGCTGCCGCGCCAGGGTTTCGCGCCGGTTGTCCAGCTCTTCGTCGAAGAGCAGCTTGATGTTTTCGGCGCCGCCCAGCAAGCTCGGCTGGTGGGTGACGCACGGGGAGAGATTGGGATTGGTTTCGGCCATACGGGAAAAGTCCTTTCGGTTGGAGTTGCGGTTTGGGTCATGCAGCCCGGATCGCCGGGCCGCTCAAAGAAAAGAGATCAGGATGCTTTCTTAGGTCCGTAGAACGGATTCGGGCCGCGATGTTTGATGGCCCGCGAGTCCTGTTGCTTCGGGTTCAAAGCCTGGTCGACGGGCACGCCGCGCGACTCCGCGGCCGCAGCGAATGTCTTCTCCGGTCTCCGCGAGCATTGCCGTCTCGCCAGTCAGGTTCATGATCCGGCGCAGGATCACGTCGCAGTAGGCGGGGCTGATCTCACAGCCATAGCCAACGCGTTCCAACAACGCCGCCGCGGCCATCGTGGTTCCGGACCCCATGAACGGATCGAACACCAAGTCGCCGGCGTCGCTGAACGCCAGCAGGAAGAACTCGACGAGCGGGCGTGGGAACGGAGCGGAGTGCGATCCCTGACCGGACTCCGTGCGGACTTCGATCACGTTGGAAGGCCGCGCGACACCCGCGTGGCGTCCTTCGGAATCATCGGACAGGCTGCTCCGGCTCCGTTGCCAGGCGCTCTGGTTCTTGCCGCCGTCGGCTGCTGCGCCGCGCGGCCCCGTGCCCAGCAAGCCGCTGCCGGAAGTCGATTTCGGATTGTTCGGGTTGTAGTCGAAGCAGTCCTCCGACTCGTGACCCACCGCCTTGGGCCGGAACTTAATCTGCTGCTGCCGGCAGAAATGGTAGATGGGCTCGAACGCGTTCTTGAATCGATTTCCCCAGCCGCCCGGCACGCCGTTGTCGGTCTTGCGCCAACAGAATTCGTCAACGAAGCGCCATCCCCACTGCCGCCGGTGCGCCAGCACCAGATCCATCACGTACAAGTTCCGCTCGCCTTCATCGGCGTGCGCCTTGATGTTCAGGAAGTAGGAACCGTCCGGCGCCAGCACCGACTCGACCCCGCTGGCCACCGCGCGGAACCACTCCACGTACTCTTCGGCGGCACCGGCTTGAAGCCGCTGGATGGGTCATACTCGCGCTGGGTGGCGTACGGCGGCGACGTAATCACTACGTTCGCCTTCTGCCCTTCGAACAGTCGCGCCAGCGTCCCATGATCGCGGCAGTCCCCGCAGATCAGCCGGTGCTTTCCGATCAACCAGACGTCTCCGGCCCGCGTAACCGGGTCCGCCGGCGTCTCGGGGATTTCTTCTTCCGCCGCGCCGGCCGACTCTCCGGCAGGTTCGGCATCGGCCAGGAGCTTGGCCAGTTCCTCCTCGGAGAAGCCCAGCAGATCGAGCCGCCAGTCGGCGGCCTGCAGTTCGCCGAGTTCAGCCGCCAGCGTCTCTTCGTCCCACCCGGCGTTCTCGCTGATCCGGTTGTCCGCGAGTATGTACGCGCGCTTCTGTGTCTCGCTGAGGTGATCGAGCACGACCACCGGCACGTGCTCCAGCCGCAACTTCCGTGCGGCCAACAGCCGCCCGTGGCCGGCGATGATCCCGGCGTTGGTGTCCACCAGGACAGGATTGTTGAACCCGAACTCCACGATGCTCGCTGCAATCTGGGCAATCTGATCGTCGGAATGCGTCCGTGCATTCCTGGCGTATGGCACCAGCCGCTCAGCGGGCCACAGTTCGATTTGCCGCGCCATCGCGGGCGGGACACGCGCGTCAGCCACGAATGCTATCCACCATCTGAATTCGGCGGCCAATCCACCGCATCACTGGCACTGCCATTGAGTTTCCAATCGCTCGGTACCGGGGACCGTCGGCGGCTGGCTTCCCGCGATATGGGATCAGCGTGTAATCGTCCGGCATCCCCTGCAACCGCTCGCACTCACGCGGGGTTAATCGCCTGACCGCCAGGGGCCCGCCAAACGCCAACAGTGGTGCGCCGTCGCCCCGGCCAGTACCGCCGGATTGCGCTTTGAGCGGCGGGACAATTCCGGATGGGCCGCCCCTCCCGTTGCGCGCCACGCGACTCTCGAAGCACACCGCGACTTGGCCGCCTGCGTTGGCATGGCTGCGGTCGTGCGGCATCGCGCGGAGCGTCGGCGCGAGTGGTCCGGCGTCGGCTCCGTGGTCTTTCGCGGAGAACGCCGTTGGTGGCAGCGGGCCAACGATGGCAGTGCTTTCGTAGAGCGCACGTCCCTGCGTCCCAAGCGTTTCCGCCGATTCCGATTCGTTCCAATAGCCACAACCGGATGCCACGAACGTTTCACTCTCACCGTCGAGCCGCCCACAGCCTCCCTTTGCATTCAGGCTCATGGACACGAACGCTCCCGACCGGTCAAGGTCGTTGCACCAGCCACGCTCGCCAGTGCCGCCGCCAAGAGATCCGGCAACGTCTTCCCGCGTTTTGCGGCGCGCCGGAGTATCCCGGCACAGGCCTTCGCGCTCAAGAAGTACCGCTGCGGCACGCCGCCAGTCTCCAAGATGTCCGACAACGAAGACGCGACGGCGTCGCTGGGGCACTCCGAGGAACTGAGCGTCCAGCACTCGCCAGGCGCAACCATACCCGAGTTCCGCCAGCGCCCCGACGATGGAGCCAAAGTCCCGCCCGCCGTTCGAGGACAGAACACCGGGGACGTTTTCCCAGACGATCCAGCGAGGCCGCAGTCGGCCAGCAAGCCGGCAAAACTCGATGGCCAGGTTGCCACGCGCATCCTCCAGGCCGCCACGTCTTCCGGCGAGGGAGAAGGACTGGCATGGAGTTCCTCCGGCCAGAAGGTCGATTGGGCGGCGGCTTTCTTCGATCGTCGTGAAGTCGCCAAGGTTGGGAACGTCCGGGTAGTCGATGCGCCAGCAGCGCGGAGCAAAACGGATCGATCTCGGCAAACCATGCCGGCCGGAAGCCCAACGGCTCCCAGGCCACCGTCACCGCCTCAATGCCCGAACACACGCTGCCGTAAGTCAAAGAAATCCAAGCTGGCGGCTGGCCAAGTGGCTCCAGGGAGGGGTGACAACCTGAAGTGACAACCTGCGTAAACCCATGTAACTAGGCAAACTGCGCAACATTTCAAGCCGCGGCCGCCGCTGCCGGATCAGGTCCCTGAATTGCTGCGGGCCACCTCGACATGCCGTCTTACGAATACGCGCCGCGATGGTCAGCGCCGTCTGCTGCGCCACCGTCGCCCCAACGCTGCGGCATCGCTCGGCTTCGTCCTCGGCAATCTCCAGGCTGACGGCCTTTGTCGCCCCGATCGCCTGGTCGCGCGCCTCTGTGAGTGCCGCCCGCAGGATCTCGGTCAAGTTCTCGGCGTGGTCCTTGGCAGGTAGGTCGAGCGTCCTGCAAACGCGCTCGGCCAGTCGGTCCGGTGTAATCATGCTTGGCATGGTTTTGGTTCCTTCACTGGACGGCTGGTCAGCGGTGTTAGCCCCCGGCGTCCACCGAAACACATCGACGCCAGTTCCCGAAGTTCGCGGCGGAACGGCCAACCGCTGCCGGTTGGCCGGAGCCCACGTTCGATGGCGACATGCCTGCCGCCCTTGCCGTTCTTACGTGCCCTCATGGGTTCACCATGCATCCGGTCACAACTTGCAGGAACACGGGCCGAAGTTCATCGCCGTGCCCGAGTTGCTTCAGAGACCAGGCGATATGCCCGCCTTCCAAGTGCTCGCGAAAGCTGTATCGCGTGCCAACATAATCCGTGAGGTTAGCGCCGCGCCCCTCGGCCTCCCGGCGAAACATCACCGCCCGGTTCACATGCCCTTTAGGGTGGCGGACGACGCGGGCAATCAACCCGAGTGCCTGCAAGCGTTTCAGGCGCTGCTCCGTAATCTTGTCCTGGAGTTCGCCGTCGGCGTTGTATAGCGGGATCAGTCTCGGCATAGTGATACACGCGTCCCAGAAGGGATGCGAGAAGGAGTTTCATGAGAGTCTCGGCTCTCGCAGATTGTTGGGGAGGAGTTCTCCAGAGGGTGCGCTTTGCGCTTGCCTGTCGAACCGCGCCTTCACCGTAAATATACGCAAGGCGCGAGAAAAGTGTAAACCTCAAACGCCATGCTGTAGGGTGAAATCAAAACTACTCGACCGTAGGCTCGTCCCAGCGGGGAACCGGGGACTTCAGCGCGAGGGTTTTCGGATGATCCAAGGCTGGTCCACATCCGGGTTATAGAATCGCGAGCGCGTCTCCATTGGCGGTGGCCCGATAAGCTCGATGGACTGGCGGGTGACCTCGCCAATCCGGTGCTCGCCGCCGATGTAGCACGCCACGCCATAACGGGCGGCGAAGGGCCGTCGCTCATAACCCTCGCAGAAGTACAGGCTCTCCATGGTCCATCCCAGCGCCAGCGCCTGGTCTCTAATCTCATCTACCAGTTGCTTCGCGCGGGCGATGCGTTCGACTTCGGGGCTTGGCTTCGAGGGGATTGGCTCCGCTCGGTTCGTGCGATCGAACTCCTCAGGCAGCGGCGGCTTGTAGTCGCACGCACGAAATGTCCGCACAGCGGCGAGCAGGTGGGCCTCGCTGAAATGCTCGACCGCCCAATCGTGCACGGCGTTGAACCGCATGCGCAGGTCTTCAAACGCGGCCGGAGGGAGATGTCCGGCAGTCGCCGCCTTCTTGGCAATGACCATGCGCGACCGCAGCCAGGCGTAATACTCGGGATCGAGCCGCCGGTACACCGTGTCGTTGATCTGGAAGTCGCGGGCGAATTGCTCCGGGTGCGCCGTCGTCCACGTCGCGAGGGAAGTAGACACGAACAGGCAACCCCGCGAATCGCCATCGGATGCCTCTGCCTTCAATTTGGCACACTGCTCCTGCAACTCCATGCTCATGATTGCTCTCCTGGCTGAATGGAATGCCCGGTCTCTCAATTGCGCGGGATCACGGCGGATCTTCGCTGGGGGTGGGCGGCGCGATCCGGCAGTCTGGCCAGGTCAATCCCGCCCCGGTTTTCGGCGTGGGGACCTGGTGGGGAACGTGGTGGAACGTTCGCGGAAACGTCCCCACCACTAAAGTGTCTCTTGTTTTGTGTCAGTTGCAGACGCGGTGGGGACGTTGGGGAACGTTGGTGCCAGTTTCAGGCCACCTACATTATTATTTTCTCTCTCTTCCTCTATATCCGCACCTATCTATACACACGCGATTTTCTTGCGCGCGAGGATTCTGGAAATAGGTCCCCACGTTCCCCACGTCCCCACCGTCTCTGTAAGCTGATTGGATCTATTGGGGCCGAGCGGTGGGGACGTTGGTCGGAAACGTCCCCACCATGTCCCCACCGTGTCCCCACCAAACAAGTCCAGGAGGTCCGGATCTGCGGTGGGAAGCCCCCCGGTTTGCCGCCATGCCGCCGGCAAAGCGCATAAAGGACGCCGTGTTTGTGTTTGGATTGGCTGATCTCGCTTTACGGTGAGCCCGTTGAATACCCGATCACGCTTGACGCCGAGCGCCTTCCCCAACCGGGTCTGCTGCGAGCGCGCCGACCCGTCGCCCCGCACGTGAGCATCAGGTCGCGCTCTTCGCAAAACTGATTCAGTTCGCTGACTTTCTTCGGCTCCTCGCGGTATGCCTCCCACCAGGCGCCGGTAAACTCGCGCCACATCTGGCCATCGGTATCCGCCGCCTCATAGAGTTCGTTCAGATTGCCAAGGAAGCCGGGGATCTCCGCAACCTCCAGCACGCCGCCCATGACCTCCGGACCAGCTTCTCAAACGATCCCAGGCGCCTCGTGTGCAAGGGTTTTCCGGCAGCAATCCAGGCTTGAATCAATGTCAGTGCCGCGTGGACCAGCGCCGAACGATTCTCCTGGGCCCACTCGGCGATCAGCGGGTGTTTGAATCCGGCCCTCAGCCACGGCATGTCGATTCTGGGATCAATGCGGAGCCGAATACAGCGCCGGCTCATCTCAGCCGAGAGCCGCGGATTGTTGCCGGTCATCAGCCAAAGGGCATTGTTCCGGAGGTGCAACATCCTGGGATTCGCCCAGGAGCCGGTCCGTCCACCACGGCAGGGTCACAACGGATGCCAGAGCGGCCGAATCCAGTTTCCGTTTCTCGCTGAGATTATCGAGGAGGATGATCGGGCGGCCGGTGATCAGCTCAGCCGTGATCATCTTCCGAACTTCGTCCTCGGCTTCTCCGGTACCGTGCGCCCTTCGGGCCCGAACCGGTCGTGACGATGCTGATCAGGCTGGCCAGCAACCCTTTCCGGAGCCCTGAGTGGGCGCCTCGATGAGGTGTATCGGAGCAAGGCCGCCAATGATGCGCTGCAGAAAAGGGAGGAGGATTGCCGCAACGGCATGAGCGCGGTCCGAATCCCTCAACAAACGGGAAGTCCACCAGCAGTTCATCCACCAGCAGCGCTCTGGCGCGCGCGATCTGCTCCCGTGTGGGTCTGGCTGGAACTTCCGGGATTTCCAGCGAATCGTCGGAAAACATCCAGAGCGCGTCGGCGCGATGGTAACCAGGGCTTAGAGTGATCAACGCCGTCTTTTCCGAATGTCGGGGTACGAACCACCGATTCCAGCGGCGGGAGCGCCGGATCCGGGTTCACCAGCATGTCTCGGGCGGTATCTCTCGACGGCGGGGCAGCGAGCACCGCCTCTTCGGTCACTTGAGCCAGTTGGCGCTTCGAGCCAGTACATGCCGTACATCGCCGTGTCGCCGAGCGCTTCGATCCGCGCCTGGGCGCCCGTGCCGGCAATGCGCACAAGAGCGCCGCCTTTCTGGAAGAGGAACGGCTTATCGCGGATGTCTGCCCTGCTGGCTCGTTAATCGCGTGAATCGCGCCCAGGCATCGGCGATCACGTCACGCAACTGCCGGTTGTTGACCTGGATGCCCCGCAGTGGCGCACAGGTACTGGCTCGCCGACCGGCGCGGTTGCGGCTGTCCTCCTCGCCCGCCGCCGCCGAACATGCACCAGTTTGGAGCCGAGCGGCGGGCGGGCGATTTCCACGACCTTCAACTGCTTCCGAAGGTGGTGACCGGCAGCCTAACCTTCCCGCACCGCGCCTGGATCAGCCTGAGGTACCGATCCTGTTCAATGGGGTTGAGCCGCCCGACCTCCGATAGGATCGGTTCAAGCAACCGGCTGAGATCAGCATCCGGAACGTCGGGACTGAGTTTTGAAATGGCCAGTTCCAGCGGGGTCTGCGCGGCCGCGAGGATGGCTTCGAAATCGGCCGCCGTCTTGCCCGACGCGAAGAACTCGTTGACATCAATCTTGGCATCGGCCAGCAGCGCGTCGGCTTCGGCGCTTCCGCCAGGCAATGACCGGCCAGCTTCTCGCGCGCCGCCTGCTGCTTCTCGCCAAGAGGCAAAACGGCCACGCGTGTCGCAATTCCGTGCTGGCCAGGATGCGCGCCGTCTTCAGCGCACCCTGCATGCCCGCCTCGGATATTCGTTGTCCTGGCAGATGTAGACGGTCTTCACGCCGGCGAGTTTCGGCAGCAACCGTTCCCAGTCGGCCTCGCGGATCTGCACCGTCACCGGCGACACCACCGGGAATCCGTGCTCCATCAGGGAAATGCAGTCCGTGACCCCCTCGGTGATGATGACCCGCTCGGGCCGCGCAAGCAGCACATCCTCGTTGTAGAGGACGTCGTTCCGGATGCACGGCGAGACGTGGCTGTTGTTGCGGTCGTTGCGGATCGCCAGTTTCTTGTACTTCGACTTCTCCCATTCGTGATCCGGCGTCCAAGGCGTGCGCCGTCCGATCATGAAGACGACGTGCCCGCGGCTCCAATATGGGAAGACGATCCGGCCATCGAAGAAGGGGACCAGTCCGTCCTGCGCGGTGGGCCGGAAGACGGAGGTGGCCGTCAGCTCGCGCATGGTGAAGGCGCCAGGCCCGTCCATCAACGTGCGCGCCACGCTGGGCTCGCCATTTTCCGCGTACCCGATCTGGAGCCGGCCGATCGTCTCCTCGCTGATTCCGTATTTCCCCCGAAACCAGGCGAGGACTTCCGGATTCCCGACGAGCCGCTGGTGATACACGTCCGCAAACGCGGTCAGCGCCTCACGCACGCGAAGCGTGAGCTGGTGAGCTTCCTCGGCCTGTTCCGGGCTGCCGGAAGCGAGCTTCGACAACGGCGGCAGTCGAACGCGTGCCGCCAGGAAGTCGCGCGCCTGCCGGTGGGAGTCCGGCATGGAGCCAGACTGCCCGCGAGTGACCACGCCGAACCGGACGAACTCGACCAACTGCAGCACATCGCCGCCGGTGCCGCAGGCGTGGCAAAACCAACCCTGCTTGTCGAGCCAGACGTGAAGCGACCGGTGCGACTGGCTCCGGTGGTTCGGGCAATCGCAGAACAGGGTCTGCCGCGATTCCTGCGTGATGCGGCCGCCGAGGAGTTCGCGGGCGATCTCGCCGATGTCCACATCGGTGACCTGCCGGTAGTAAGTGTGGACATCTACCGGAGGCGCAGTCACTGCCGTGCCTCCGGGTGGAGCAGGAAGGAGAGAAAGGTGTTTCGGCGGTCCACCTGGCGTTTGGCGGCGCAGTTGTCGATGCCCCACCGGTCCCCGAGAATGAATCACGGAGTCTCCTTGCGCGCGTCACCGCGGTGTACAGCAGATTGCGGTGGTGCATGAAGGAATGCGACTTGTGGGCGATCACGACCGCGCAGGGGAATTCCGATCCCTGCACTTTGTGGATCGACGTCGCGTAGGCCAACTGGATATTGCCGAGCGCATCGCTGCCACTCTTGATCTCTACCGCCGGCCATCGAAATCGATGGAAAGGCTGCCGTCCGGCGTGGCGTCAACCACGACGCCCATCGCGCCGTTCATGACGCCCAATTCGTAGTCGTTCTTCGTCTGGATCACCTTGTCGCCCGGATAAGGCCGCGCGCGGTGGCCAGCCTCGACGGTAGGCACATCCACCCCGAACAGCTTCTGCTGCAAGAGGCGCTGCAACTCGATATTCAACTCCACTGTGCCGAGCGGGCCTTTGTGCGTCGGCGTGAGCACCTGAACTTCGCGAATCAGGTCGTAACCGAGCCGCTCCTGCAGCACTTCCTCGAAGAGGAGCAGCAGCATTCGGCGCACATCCTCGCGGTCCGTGAATTTGTCGATGACGTACCAGGGCCGGCGCGCGCCGACGAACGAATCCGAGGTGGGCCGCACCTCGCCGTTGAGGATGGCTGTGGAGTTCTCCTTCAGAACACCGGCCTGGCGGATGATCCGCGTGAGCACCGTGGTCGGGATCGCCATGGACCGCACAAGGTCCCGCAGGAGGTTGCCCGGGCCCACCGGCGGCAACTGGTTGTGATCCCCGACAAGAACCACGGCGGTGCGCGTGCGATCCACGGCCTGGAACAACCGCCACGCAAGTGGGACGTCCACCATCGACACTTCGTCGACCACCAGAATGTCCGCTTCAATCGGATTCAGCGCGTCCCGCGAATACGTGTGGCCGTTGAAGCCCAGCAGCCGATGAATGGTGCTTGCCTCATGGCCAACTACTTCCTCGAGGCGTTTGGCGGCCTTGCCAGTGGGCGCGGCCAACACGACCTTCAATTCCAATCGTTCGGCGATGCTGGCGATGGTCGATACCGCGTATGTCTTGCCGCTACCGGCGCCGCCGGTCATCAGCGAGATGGAAAAGTTGAGCGCGTTCCTGACCGCATCGCGCTGCTCGGGATTCAATTCGCCGCCCTCAGCATCGAGAAGATGCTCTACCTCAGTGACAGCGTGCGGGCTGCGCCGACCGGCGGTCTTCAGGACTTCGGCGAGTTCCGTCTCCATCCGGTGAATCTCCGGATCGGCAACTACCAACCGCTCGAACGGCTGCGAGACAAGCCGCCCCTCGGCAATCAGAGCTTCGAGATGCCCTTCGATCACCTCGCGGCTGTCGAGCGTGTCCATCACCAGCAGCGTGTTGGCGCGGTCCAGCAGATCTTCGTACTCCACCCAGCAGTCGCCGTCATCGAGCGCGGCCAGCACGCAGTAGTGGAGCCCCGCGCGAATCCGCGATGGCAGATCCTTCGGCGTGCCCATCTTGCGGGCGATCTTGTCGACCCGTTTGAAGCCGAAGCCGGTGATCTCCCGCATCAGCACGTAGGGATCGTTCTCCAGGATCGGCACAACCTGGCTGCCGAATTTGCCCACCAGCGTGGTGACCTGGTGATGGGTCAGCCCGAAGCCGGACAGGTACGTCATCGCGGTGTTGAAGTCGCTGTTGGCGATCCAGATACGCTGCAGATCGAGGATCGATCTCCACCGGCACCTTCGCGATTGCCGCCACGGCCTCGGGCTGGCCCGGATCGCTGCATCGAAGCCGCGCCGAAATGGTCGGCGATCAGCCGGGCCTTCACCGGGCCGATCCCTTTCACGTCCGGGTGATTGGCCAGGAAGTTCGCCAGCCCATCCGGTCCATCTCCAGGTCGATGCCCATGAAGTCGGCCTCGAATTGGCGTCCGTACTTCGGATGATTGGTCCAGTGGCCTTCCAGCCGAACCGCATCGCTTCTCCCTGGCACGAACACCTTGCCGGCGAATTTCACGAGGTTGCCGTCCGCCGTGCGAAGGCGGCCGGCGCTGAAAGTCGGGCCCGAGTAGAAGACCGTCTCCACGACGCCGCGGATGCTCGGTGCGCTCCGCCTTCGTCATGTACTCCACCTCGCGTGAGCGCCGAGCAGGTAAGCCTGCACAAACTGGCAGGCGGCCTGACGATTGGAACAGAAGAACACCGGGATGCGGTAGTCGAGGTGATCGACAGCGCGTTCCCGAGCACCGCGTTCGGGTGCGCCTCACCCCGGTAACGTCCGCTGCAGAACTGTCGGTGATGGCCTGCCTCCACCACCACGCAAGCCGCCCGGTAGCCGGCAAGCTTCTGCAACTCGCGCACGAAACCGCTCCCGGCTGTGGATCACCGTGGAGACGAAATCGTCCAGCGTCTTCCGCTCCACCGCGACCACGCCTCGAGCCCGCCACGGAGTAATCCCCGGCTGGCAGCGCCCGCCGCACTGCGGTTGCCAGCCGGGGATCGAACGAGTACGGCTCCTGCTCGCGCGTGTCGATGATGATGGTGACCGGCGCTGGCTAGAACGGGACAAGCGCGTCCCCCGCCTCCTGCCGGAACTTGCCCGGTGTCCGGTCGTTTACGATGCGGCTGTTGAAGTAGATGTTCTCGTTGTCGCCCTTGGTCTTCTTGGTGACCTCGAGCTTCACGTCGAGCAGCTTGCTCAGATTCCTGGGCAGGTCCGACAGCTTCTCCAGGTCCAGACCGCAGATGTGCAGGTCGGTCTTCACGAACTTCAGCGTGTTGGGGTGAAGACGCTGTTGCGCCACATGAGGCGGTTGACGTAGCGCGGCGCGAGGACGCGGAGCGTCCACTTCAGCATCGGGTTGCCGGTGGTGTGCGCTTCCGTGATCTCCACCTTTTCCACAACCACCTGATACTTCCCGTCGGGAACGCTCTCCATGTCCGAGCGCTCCGCCGGAGTTTCACTCCGGAAGTCGTCGTCAAACTGAGTCAAATCGATCGAATTGTTAGCCATGTGCTTTCTCCTGGTGTGATGAATTACTGCTTTGCCGCTGCCTGAGCCGGACGGCTGGGCTCCACCGCCTTTGGCAGCGGCGCGCCCCGTCGCCGCGTTGTAGCACTCCTTGAACTTGCCGAAGTCGAGGTCCAGCGTCTCGGGCAAGCCGGCCCGTGCGGTCGCCGGCCTCGTAGTAAAGGCTCGGCTTGGTGCGGATCACGCGCCGCATACTCTGCTCGCCTTTTTCGCCGGAGACGGCTTCGAGGTCGCAGAACAGCACCATGTCGGCCATCCCGAGCACGATCTTGCGGGCCTTGTCCGGCAGCGTCGGCACCACGCGCATGTACTTGCCGGTGCGCGAGTCCACCTCCATCTCCTTGGCGTGCGAGATGAGGAACAGCCCGTAGGGCAGGAAGGCGAGCTTGGTGAGGACGCGCTGGAATTCGTTGTTGACGAGCGCATAGCCCTTGCCGTAGCCCAGATCGGATTCGTGCTCGACCTTGAACTTCGCCAGGATGTATTCGGTGCAGAACTTGTAGGCGTTGTCGATCGTGTCCAGGATCACCGTCTTGAACGGGTGGTTGCCTTCGACGATTTCGGCGCACGCTTTGCGCAGATCCTCCCAGGACTGAATGGGCACCTGATAAACATCCAGGGCGTTGAGTCCGGGTTCGGTGGCCAGGAAGAGCGCACTGTCGGCTTGCGAGCAGAGGGTGGACTTCCCGATTTTCGTTTGCCCGTACACCAGCACGGTGAGATCGGCCAGGTCGGGCTTGGGTTGAGTTTTCGTTGTCGGCAGTAACGGCATGGTTGCGTAGTCTCCTTTTAGAAAGTGGTCTCGGTGGGATCGTTGGGCAGCACCCGCAGTTCCTCGTTGGGCGCCACCCGTTGGTAGAAGTTCTCGATGACGTTGGGATTGCCATTCGAGCGGCAGAGCGCGAAGTACGCGCACGGCCTGTGAAAGTTGAAGCAGAACCCGGTGTTTTGGTAGAAGACGCCGCGGCGGCGGGCGTCGAGGTATGCCTGGGTCAGTTCCCAGAGTTCGCTGCGCAGAATGTCGAAGCGGTCACGGGAGAGGTAGAGCATTTCCCGGTGGAGCATGGCCGGATCGGTGTACTTTTCCGCCAGACGTTCCTGGAATTCCTCATCCGTTTCCGGCAGCTTCCGCTTGGCGGTGGTCTTGCCCGTCTTCGACTTTGCCAGCAGTTCCGCGCGGCGCGCCTGGTACTCTTCCTCCGTTTCGCCCTTGCTCTGCTGGAGCTTCGCCTTGACGAGGATGTTGTAGAGGATGCCGGTGATGGTGATGCCCATCGCCTGCTCCACGTAGTAGGCGTAGATGGTGATCTGGAAGTCCGTCCACAGCCGCTCCAGATAATCGGCGTCGAGTTGCGCGGCGGTCTTGTGCTCCAGGAGGAAGTAGTCGTCGCCGATGCGCACGATGCCGTCGACCTTGCCGGCGAGGACGAAGCTGCGGGAAGCCGCGCCGGTGGCGGGATTGACGATCGGACCCTGGAACGTCTTCTCCAGCGCCACCACTTCGAACTCTTCCGCCGCGTAGCGCGCCGCGTAGGCCTTCATCAACGCCGTGGCGTTGTGCCAGTCCCGGCGCTGGCCATCGTCATACAGCCGGTTAGGGCAGAGCGTGCCGATGAGATCCAGCACGCGCCCGAGGTCGCGGCACTGATGCCACAGTTCAAGGCACTGGTGGACGAGGGAGCCGAAATGGAGGTTCCCATCGCGCTCCAGGCCGACCAGGTGCTGGATGTAACGCCAGTCCACCGCCTTCCGGCAGTTCCGGAAGAGCGACCACATGCTGTAGGTGGAGGTCATTGGCTGGGCGCTCATTGGGCACCTCCAGCGACGAAGTAGCGGGGTCCAATGCCGGCGGCGTCAAGCGCCGCGCGAATCCGCCGTTTCCGCAGATGGATGATTTGGCGCGAACAGCCCGCTACGTCCGCGGCTTCGACGGTTGAGTACCAAAACAGCGCCAGGGCGGTCTCTTGGACGGCACTGGGCAGCTGGGCGAGCGCTCGTTCGAGGTCAATTCGAAACCGCCCGCGAGCCGCCGCACTTGGAGCGGAAGCGGCGACCGGGATCCCCTGCTCCCTCCGGCTGGGTGCCAGGCGGTACCGCAGGATGGACGTCAGTTCCTTGTCCATGACGCGCGATGCGAAGGTACGGACCGAAGCTCGCTGGCTATCGAACTTCGGCCAGCGAGTGATGAACGTCAGGACGAGTCGGCTTTCTACGTCTTCTCGTTCATCGACGGCAAGCCCGCAACGGCGAACAAACGCATTGGCCTTCCGCCCCGCGAGGTTCTGGACAACGGGTAGCGCCTGGTCGAGAGTGATGTCAGCCACGGCGGCCTCCTTGCGGAATGGCGCTTTTCGCACCGGCCAGTTCGATCTCCATGGAGAAGGGCAACCCGTGCCGCACCTCTACCTCGCGGATCTCGCCGGCGTCGACATCGCGCACGTAGGCAAAGAACTCCGCTATTTGCGGCCGCAGTTCCGAAGTGGCCGCCGACGGCTTGCCGGTCGTCACGGGCGACCCGAACTTGACGTCGCGTACGGTGACCGGCCCAGGGTTGAGAACCAGTTCGCCGCTGCGGATCTGGAGGGATTCAAAGCGGCCGAAGCCGAGTTGCTGCATGGCGGCGACAAACGCCACCTCGGACGGCAGCAGGTCTTGGATCGTGACGGGCGGGATCATCGCGCCACGTCCGGGAGGGTCCGCGAAGGGGAGTTCTGCCCCGCGATCCAGGCGTCAACATCTTCGGGGCGGTACCGGACGAGCACGCCGATCTTGACGAATTGTGGTCCGCGTTTCTGGCTGCGCCATTTCCGCAGTGTCAGAACGCTGATCGAGCAGGAGTCTGCAACCTCGTGTTCGTTAAGGAGTCGCTGTTGTGTGTTGAGCTTCATCTCGATGCTTGCTGCGGTATGTGTCCCGCAACCTCTGCATCGAGAATGCCCGAGATAGCTTTCTTCTGATACGAACTTAGGCGGAAGTGTTCTGGAAGAAAACTGGAAAATTAGTGGCGATCAGATTGGGGCAATTCGCCTCGAAGAAGCTGTTCAATGGTGAGCCCCATGCTCTTGGCCATCGCCTCGAACGTTGACCTGCGCATCTTCCCCGACTTACGGAAGCTCCGCACCGTTCTATCGGTGCTCTGGAACTGATTGCCAAACTGCGTCTCGGTGAGTCCCTTTGAGCCCATGTACGCGATTGCTGCGTTCACGGCTTCCGGTGTGCCAATTGATTGCGGAAGACGCTTCCGCGTGGTGGCTGGACGCAAGGATCTCGAGCCAGCCAGTGCTGCCGCGCCGGCCGCCGACAGGATGTGATCGTCGATTGATAGCTTCGAACCGTCAATGTAGGCAACTTCAGAGAGGGAATGAATGGCCCATGACCTCGTGCCAACTGTAACGGTCGGCGGCGTGCGCCGCGGGACCAGCACGACAGGGGCAGGCGACTGCTGCAGACGGAGGCACTGGTCTAGCGAGGCCACCCCGTCAGGCCAGCAGACACCTCGAACCAGGAATAACTCCCAAAAGCCGTCGGCCTGCTGCTGCCGACCGAGCAACCAAACCCGCGACGGCACAAGCGTAGCGGCCTTGCCGCCCAACCCGATGGCTTTGCGTATCAGGGCGGCCAGGCAATCGAAATCGACCTCCCACCGATGGGTTGCCTCCACCGCGATGGGAACGCGCCCAATTCTGGGGCACAGATAGTACGGCAATTCTGGCCGGCTTGGGTCCCGGATGATTTCAGCGGTATGAGACTCACCGCAGTCCTCGCAAATCAGTGCCGCTGCATCGGTGGTTCGACGAATAACGCCGAGCCGGGTAATGGTCTCGCGCTCACCTGGCGGCCAAGCCATGATCTCGACGTGTAACAGCGCATGGTCCTGGACATCCGCCCGTCGCCAGATCAGATCGAGAGCT